ATACATTCAATATGTATAATAGTTGTATCTTTGATATGACTGCAAAAAACTTTAACCAAGGTACATATGAGTTTGAATATACTAATCCATTGTATAGGCTTAGATCAAAGACTGCTAAGTCAAGCATGTCTACAATCAAGCAAAATGTTAGATCTGCTATTAGTGTTAAGGATACTGGAGAGTTTTATTACAGAGTAAGTAATGGAGCTACTGGTATTATAAACAAGTTTAAGCTTGATAATGCAGATTATAAGTTTGATGATTTATTATCATCTTTAGGAGACGTATATACTATATGTTTACATTATCATGCAGACTATCATCCAGATGATAATAGAACTATATTGTTCTCTGGTGATGTATCTGTAGCTGATAGTAACTTAGGTGATATTACAAACGGTATATCAATAGATGTACACGGATTATATATAGATAACCAAAGAGTTCTTGAGCTTGAAGATAACATTGATAATGATATTGCTATTGTTTGTTATTAGCATACAGTTGATGGTAACATAGAATATATTGTTAAAGTATATCTTGATGGTGTAGTATCAGCAGTACGTAAATTATCAACCAGAATAAAGATGGGAGATAGTTTATATGTAGGCTGCAGACGATACATTAAGGGTGGCAAAGAGCATTTGATAAACAAGTGTGATACTAATATATATAGTATTAGAATTTATACAGAAGCTCTTAACGAATTTGATATAATGTGCCAGCATATAAATAATATTATAGCTACAAATTATGTTAATAGTGCACCTAACTATGGTAGAATCGATGCAGAGTTGAAAAAGAACTTCTGTTCAAGAGATGCTGATGGTAATATTAAGTCTTTACTATATAATCAAGAAGCATAGCAATATTCTATAGACTTTTTGCTTGATTCTAATAACAGACTTGATGTAAATAAGCTTTCTGAGAATGCTAAAGAGATTGGTGTTCCTATCATGCTTATTGATGTTAGTAATGACTCATCATGGTCATTCAACTCGTTTGTTAAACAGCAATCATCTTCTTCTGTAACATTGCCAGAAACTGAAAATAAAGTTGTTCAGTACTGGGACCCTATTGGTATTAGCAATGATGGTTCAAATACAGATAATACAGTAAAGACTATTAAGAATGCTACGATAAGTCTTTAGGGTACATCTACTCTTAAAGACTCTGTAAAGAATCTAAATATAACGTTACCAACTGGTACTGTATTTACACCTAAATCAACATGGATACCAGAGCAAACTTATACACTTAAGGCTGATATTGTAGATAGTTCTCATGCGAATAATGCTGCTATTGGTTCATTTATAAATACTGAACTTGGTAAGAAGGATAATCCTTACTTCCCATTTGATCCTGCAGCTTTAAAGAATGTATATGATTCTCCTTATGTTAAAACACAACAGCCTACTGCTACACTTAAACATACAGTTGAAGGTTTCCCTGTGTTTGTTATCATAAAGTTCTATACAGACGCTCAGAATACATTATCTGTTACTCCGTTAGGTGTATACTCATTCAATATTGGTCGTGACGCTCATAGAAACTTAGGGTTCAAGCAGGTTAAGTCAATAAAGAATGCTACAGACCATAATCCTGTTCAGGTTACAACATTCCCATTCTATGCTGACAATGTAGAGGTAGATGAAACGTTTGATCAAGATAAATCTGCTTGGATTGAGATTAAGGATACTAACTCCCTTGTAGGATTTGAAAGAATAACAAATAGTCTTCCAGAAGATCTTGATACAAGTAAGGGTGACTTCTGGTAGAATGATGATAATATTCTAAATCAGAAATATGAAGTTAGATTTCCAAGTGGAAAGAGAACTTCAGATTATCCAGGATTTAAAGAGTTTGTATCAAACATCATGAAACTCCCTATTGAGGGTTGTTATTCAAGTGATGTTAACGGATCTAATACAATCCCTATGATCTCTGGCTCTTATGATCAATATACAGTTGATTCTAGTGGTAATTATAATAAGTTAAATAGAAAGCAATAGATTATAGTTGATCCTAATAGTATTAGTGATAATATGGGATTTAGCGTAGATAGTGCTTTCAAATACTTTATTATATGTAACTACTTTGGTCTTGTAGATAATTTTGGTAAGAATTCTACATATAGAACTTGGGATGGATCTACGTTCTATGTTGACTTCTATGACCTTGATACTGCTAATGGTAGTGATAACCAAGGTGAGCTTAAGATTGATCCAGATGTATGGATTAAGTATATAACTAATTAGGCTACATCTGAAAATGCTATACAAGGTATGTAGTATGTAGCTGAAACGTTTAACCATGATAAAGGTTTATCTAAAACTACAGTATCTGCAAATACTAACAAATTATGGCTTTCTCTTGATACTCCATTTACAAAAGCAAAGTGGAGAGATGGCCAAGATACCGTAAATTCAATATATGCTCAATATTGGTATGAGTTTAGAAACTTTACTGAAGCTCTAGCAAATGCTAATGGTTATGATACATTTATGAATTACTTTACAGATAAGTACTTTGTAAAGCAAACAGAGCTTTGTGGATCTCTTATATTTAATTATGACTATAAGCTTAAATACATGCTTTAGTTTACAAGCAATGTTATTACAAATGCTAAAGATATTGTAAAGTTACATGGTCGTAAGGTAGCTCATAACAGAACATGGCTTAAGAAGCACGTTATATTCTTAGATAGCTTGTTTAGATGGAGAGATATGTCAAAGAGACAAGCAGCTATGACGTTTAAGAACAATACTGACGTTACAGTTAATGCTACTGTCGCTGGTACTTAGGTTGATGCTTTACCAGTAACCTCTAATTGCTCGGTTATATCAAGAATAGCTGTTGGTGATACCGTTCAAGCATTCTACTTCTTGCCAAATAATACAAAGACTTATGTTAATGTTGGTAATATGCAGCAAGGTGGTCCTTATACCTGGACTATGAATAACTCTAATTCAATTATAGAGTTAGGAGATAAGCTTACTCCATTGTATAATATGAAGATTAGTTCTATTGCTAAATCTATAAACGAATTAAATATTGATCCTCTTGGTTTGCCAGCTATACATACAATAGATATGCATAACAATAAGTACTTTAGTGGACAGTTTAGTCTCGATGTATTTAGACAAGCAAGCGTATCAGAGGTTAGAACTATAAACTTTGCTAATACAGCATGTGCTATTAGTGGAGATTCATTCTACTTGGATATAGAATAGAATCCTGGAACTACTAATGCTAAAACTAAATTTACAAAGTTAACTGATATTGATATATCTGGTAGTAATTGTATTACTAATATATTTATACCAACAAATGTGCCTTTGTAGAGTCTTAATATCACAAATAGTAATATTATGGATTTAAGGCTTATACATCAGCAGTATCTTCCAGATGTGGATCTATCAGGCTGTAATAACTTAAGTTCTGTATATATAGAAGATTGTAATACTATTAAAGAGTTAAATCTTACTGGTTATGCAAACTTGAGAAGCGTTAAGATTACACATTGTGAAAACTTATAGAAACTTATAGTTGATAATAACCTAAATCTTGAAATAGTAGATATTGAGAACTGTCCTAATTTGTCAGATGTAAAAATCACAAATAACACATAGTTGATTGGTGGTAGAGAAGACAACTTCGTAACATTGTCAGACTTAAATAGTTTAACAAATGTTAATCTATCTGGTAACAATAATTTAAAGACTGCTAATATTACTAATTGTAATCAATAGAATATACTTAAGTTGTATTTAAACAACACACAGATTAGTAACTTTAATAACAATCAACTTCTTGATTTATCAGATTTTTCAAGTATACAAGAGTTTAATATACAGTATAATACTGGTATTAAAGAAATTCAATTCTCTACAGATACAAGTAGACCAGCATATATAACAAATACTTTTGAAAAATGTATAAATTTGTTAAGAGTGTATGGTAATATAATTGTTAAGTGTAATAGATGTTTTAGTGGGTTATCTAAATTCTCTATACATGGAACTACAAGTACCGTTAACTTCCAAGGTAAGAATGTTTAGGCTATAGCAGATAATACACATGTTGTAAAACTTCCAAGTGAGATTATTACAAACAATGCTATACCTGATGATAACTTTGTTATGCCTATAAACGTATCAAACAAACAAACTAATATTACATTCCAAGATGTAGATAATGCATTGTCAATGTACGCTAATACAGCATGTACTTTGTTTGATATATATTATACAATGTAGAATTTAGGTTCGCTTAAAAATCTTGATACAATGTTCTACTTTGTATAGAATGCTAAGTTTCAAAAAACAAGCCAAGCTGATAACTCTCCTAATAGATATATGTTCAAGCTCGCTAAAGGAATTACTTCTCTACATAATACATTTACTGGATGTTGGGGTAACAGTGCAGTATTATATTCTCCACACTTTGTAGGAGATGACGTTACTGTAGATGACGGTTTGTTTAGTCCGCTTGTAGACTCTATTGTTAATATAAGTGATATTTGGACTGGACCTACAACTGGAGTGTTTGATAGATTCTTGTTTAGACATAGTTCTAAGGATTATAAGATAAATAATGTTGAATATTTCTTAAGTTCTACAAATAACGTAATTGTAAACAACACAAATACGCTTAACACATCAGATGTATTTAATACTGCTGTAAAAGATAATCTTGATGAATCATTTAAAGCTAATGCGTCTTTATATGGAAATCTTAAAGATTTCTTTAAAAACTTAACAAGTCTTAGTAATATAAATAGATTTGCCAACGCTAATTATATAGATTATGATACAGTAAATATAACAACAAACGTTTCTTCAGTTTCTATATCATTTACAGCTAAATATGGTCATGGTACAATTGATTTTACAAGAATATTTAAGAATCATCAATATGTTACAAGAATAAATGGATTCTTATCTTCTGAAAAGTTAAACGGTGGTGTTACATTTAATATAAACAACGACTCATTTAAAGACTTTGTAAATCTTACATCAATAGATTGTATAGATAACAATTACAGTTAGAGTACATTTGGTTCTGGTTGTACTAAAGTTATTAGTGGTCAATTCCCATATGATATATTTAAGAATTGTCCTAAACTTTAGAACTGTTGTGGATTCTTTGCATATACAATAATGCCTAATTAGATAAATGGTAACCACGTAGAGCTTCCAGGCTCATTATTCTTAAGCAATACAAAACTTAATAATGTTACTGGTTTATTTAGAGATGTTAAGTTTACATACAAATTGACATCTAATGGCTTTGCTAACTGTCCTAATCTTTAGTATGCTAATGGTATATTCTCAAACTCATCATACTCTGAAAGTAATCAGAGTTATATTCCATATAAACTATTCTATCATGGTAGTAGGACTATAAGTAATACTTACTATGGTATACAAGATGGAACATTAACAATCGATACTGAGTATAGAGATAACGTAAAGGTTATTGTATACAATATAGTAAGAGAAGATGGTAGTGAAGTTAAGATGGAGAATACCAATAATGTTGTTAAATGGTTTAGTAAGAATGCTGGTAATTGGGAAGAGGTAGCAAGCCCAGAAGGTGTTTTATACTTTAAACAAGTTGTATCTACTGAAGCTCCAAATACATCAATATTAGGTTTATAGAATGCATTTGCAAATAGTAGAATAGAGCCGTATATAAACAGTGATCCAGAGTTAATACACAACGAGAATTATAATCCATTTAAGTTTATATACAAAGGCGGTATTATTTCTACTAATACAAGCTATGATAATATTGACGAAACTATAATGTGGTCTTATGATGGAATAACTACCAAGGATAATAAACATAACGGTGATTATGAGCATGATTCTAATACAATATTAGTATCTATAGGACAAGGTAATAACGTCGTTAACGGAAGCTTAAACTTCTGCTGCGCTCCAGACTTATTTAGATATTGTAATGGTAATTGTGATATTACAAGTATATTTAATAACTGCGGTTCACAATGGCCAAGTTATAATTAGTCTGGTCTTAGAGGCAGAATACCAGATATATTGTTACTTCCATTTAAAAACTTTAAGAAAGACTTGTCAAATATGTTTAATACATGTTCAAGTTTGACAAGAGTGTCTAAGAGTAGTAGCAGTAGTGATGTATATGTAATACCTCCACACTTCTTTGAATATGCTCCTAATATAGTATCTTTGAACGGTACATTTGCATATACATCTGTATATCCAAATCAAGTATTTACGGCATTTGATTACATATCAAATAATACACTTGGTAATATTAGCAGAGTATTTGCTATGGTTAAAGCACCAGAGAGTACAGCTTCTAATCCAGTAGTATTTAATTCTGTATTCCAGAAGTTTACAAACTTAACAGATATAAATAGTGCGTTTGTTTAGGATTATGTAAATTATGCTAATTAGGGATACTTTAAATTTATATCAGTATTCCCATCTAATAGATACACAAGCGCATCACAGTATTCTAGTAATCAGAGATTTAGCAATGTGTTCGCAGGATATAGTAATGCTTGTGTAGTACATGAGAATCCAAAAACATTGATTAATAATAATATAACAAATAATTATAAAACCGTATAATGGATGCGGGATTAAATTAATATAATATGAATACAGCAAAATTAGTTAATTCCGCACTTACTGGTGGCGGTTTAAAATACCCAGAAAATCTTAACGTTATTATTGGTAATGAAGATCATGGGTATCCAAAAGGTTATGTACTAGACGCTAATGCAGTAGCTAGTTTAACACCTTCAAATGGAGGCGAAGGAAACACACAAAATGAAAACAAAATAGCAACAGTTTATAAAAATCCAACAACTGGATATAACAATATAATATTTGATGATGACAACAAAGCTGCAAATCTAATATTTAGATATAAAGAAAATTTATTACAAGCTTATAGTTGTATAATAAATGGATAGTATAATATCGTAGAAGGATTTAGAAATTTTATATTAGGATCATCTAACTATATAAAAGGTAAGAATAATATTAGCGTCGGTGTATCAAAATATAGTTTTATTGTAATTACTGCTAAGCTTGGAGAAAACAAATATTAGACGAATGTAAAAATAGATAGTGAATATGGCAAATATGTACTTAGTTATTTAACTGGTAATTATCATACAGCGTTTTTATTTAAGAATATTGAAGATAAAAATAAATTTTAGAAACAATTTGATAACCCTGAGTTTTATTTTCATTAGCTTCATGCTTCAAAAGAAGATGGTAATGAATATGTTATATTAGGATCCGGTTTTTTAAAAAAATTTTATGATCAAGGGTATAATTCGATATTAATAGTTGGAAATGAAATTGCTGGAGATAGAAATATAGTTGCAGGAAGAAATAATGAAATAACTGGAAATTCATCAATAGCTAATGGCGATTATAATCATATTTTTAATGATAACTCTATAACTTCTGGTTTAGGGTTAGTAACATATAATTATAGCGAATCATCATTTGGTTGTTTTAACGACTCAGTTAATGGTAATACAAAATCAGGAGAAGCAGTAACAGATGAATAGGCTGTAAAAAAATCTACTATATTTAGTATCGGAGATGGAAGCGTTGACAAAAGGTCAAATGCTATAGAAATTAAATACAATGGCGATTTATACATACAAAACATTGGTGGATATAATGGTTCTTATTCAAAATCACTAAATGCCAAATCGTTATAGCAAGTTATCTCTGATATAGAAACAGCAGTATCTCTAAATAGTAATGGCCCTTGGGATGTAGATATAACATCTGAATTTGTTAATGGTAATGTTACTATAAAACCATTATCAATGTGGACAGTTAGTCAAGGCGTAAAGCGTGTTTATTTTGAAGCGGATCTAAAGCAAGGTGATATAATTACCATTCCAGATTCTCTTAGAATGTATGTTGGTTGGAAGATTTCTGACAATAGGTTTGGTATGGCAGACTGGAATACTGCTGCTAAGAAATATACAGTTACTACGGATAATCATTATGTAATATTGATAGCTACAGCAAATGATAATCCTGGTGTTCAAACTAATACGTTACCATCTTACGGAAAAGTAGTGTTAAGAACATCTAATCCAGAGTTCAAACCTACAGCTCAAACTGAAGCTAAGAAAGATCATACTAACGATGACAAAGTTATGCGTGGTATAGCTCACCAAGGTTTTCATAAGCTAGAAAGAGCTAACTCTTTAGCTGCATTTAAAGCTGCTGCAAAAGAAGGCTGGAGATATGTAGAGACTGATACATATATGACGTCTGACGGTAAGTTTATTGTTAGCCACGACCCTTATCTTCCAACTGGTTGGACAAATGGAACTGTAACAACTACGCAAGGATCTTATAAATACGAAGAACATACATTAGCAGAGATACTTGCTTTCCACGGTCCTAATAATGAAAAAACTGATACTCTTGAAGAATTCTGTAAAACTTGTAAAGAATGTGGTTTACATCCATATATTGAGATAAAGCAAGGTAAGATGGCAGATCCTAATACTTTAGACACTTCTAATCCGAGATATAGTGGTAAGGGTTATTGTATTAAAATACTTGACATTGTTAATAGATGCGGTTTAAGAGGTAATGCTACTTTTATAGCATCTGTACCTTATACGCTTTTACTTATGGCACGTGTAGATTAGAGTTATAGATATGGTATTGTTTATTTTTACCAACTCAAAAAATCTGATGCACAGTGGACTACAGTTTTAAGTAAGATAGATGAATATAATAATGATGCGGCAGCATCAAAGGCATATCTATTCTTAGATGCAAATATTAATAATCTTAAAGTTGCTGATGTTGACGCAGTAGATACGCTTGCTTTAAAGAATTGCGCGCTTGAGGTGTGGACAGCTGTAACTAAAGATGATCTTGATAACTTAGATTCGTATGTAACTGGAGTTACAAGTGACAATATACATGCTGGTGAAATATTAGCTAAGAAGATTTAATAATGTTTGATATACAAGGTGGTAAAATAAAACTTAGTACTTAGGATTTAGCTATACCTCCGTTTAAGGAGTATTATAATAATGCTGAAGATAAATCTTAGGCGCTAAAAGAGATTGAATATATCATTTGGCTATATAAATGGAATAGTCCATACGAGGCTTATCCAGAAAAAGAAAGAGAATCTGTTGTAGGCAAAGATATGTTCAATAATGATAAATATAAACCTACTGCCGAAATGAAGATATTAGCAAAAAGGTTTCAGGAGTTTCAATAGACTCCTGGAACTAGATTGCTTTCATCATCATAGTCAGCAGCAGAGGGATTGATTGAAACTCTGAATTAGTATTCAGAAGGTAGTATGGATATAGACACAGCACTTAAAATCACACGAATACTTAAAGATGTTAGCGGAGTAGTTAAGTCATTAGATATAGCTATGAAGCAAGCTAAAGCTGAACAGCTTGAATCTGGTAAGGTTAAAGGTGGTGGTGTTATCGGTCTATATGAAACAGTTAAATAATTATGGTTGACTTTAATAAGAAGATTTATAATAGTGATAAATTTAGATAGGCAGCTATATTCTTTAAAGAGCATGGTGCTTATACATTAGCTCCTCCAGGAACTACTGATTATATAAAGTACTGGGATGAAGAAACTAATAGATGTCTATATGGATATGTTGCTCCTGATGGTGATGCTATAAGTGGATATAATTATTTTTATCTTAACTATAGCCCAATTATGAAACTTAGCGAAGTTGAGTATACAGATAGATATGGTAATAAACGTACAAGACGTGAACGTATATTAGAGTTTCCAAACTTCTGGGATTACGACTACTATTACTTTAACGCCATAGAAGAAGCTGAAACTGAAGGTAAGCATTTAGTTGTGCTTAAATCAAGACAGCGTGGATACTCATTTAAAGGAGCGTCTATGTTAGTACGTAATTATGAGTTAATACCTGGATCTAAAAGTTTTGCTGTAGCTTCAGAATAGAAGTTCTTGATTGGTGATGGTCTTCTTACTAAAGCTTGGCAAATAATGGATTTTATAGATAAAAACACAGCTTGGTCAAAACAACGTCTTACAAGTACACGTATGGAACGTGTGTCTGGTTTTAAAATTACAGATGAGTTTGGTAAATAGACTGAGCAAGGTTATTTATCTAGTATAACAGGTATCACACTTAAGAACGATCCTGAGAGACTTCGTGGTACTCGTGGTAAACTTGTACTATTTGAAGAGGGTGGTAAGTTTCCTAATCTTGAAACAGCATGGCGAGTTGAACAGCCTGCTGTAGAAACTGACGACGGTGTAGCTTTTGGTCTTTTGATCGCTTTTGGTACTGGAGGTACAGAAGGTGCGAGCTTTGATGGTCTTAAGAATTTATTCTATAAGCCAGAAGCATTCAACTGTTTGGCTTTTCCGAACATTTGGGATAATGGTCAAGAGTAGACTAAATGTGGATTCTTTGTTCCGTCATGGTCTAATATGGAATCTACAGACAAGAGTGGTAAGTAGAGATTCATGGACAAGTACGGTAATAGTCTTAAAGAGAAAGCTGTCGAAGAACTTATTGCTCAGAGAAACAAAGTAAAAGATGGTGGTGCGTCTTAGACTTCTATTGATAGATTTATATCAGAGCGTCCTTTAAAGCCTCAGGAGGCTGTATTGGAACTCGGTAAGAATATCTTCCCTAGATAGTTGTTAATGAATCAATTAACACGTATTAGAACCAACGAGAAGTTGCGAAATATGAAACATATAGTAGACTTAGCTTGGGACGGAGACGGATAGGTTAAAGCTACTGAAAAGAAGTCTGGAGATATAACAACATATCATTTGAAGAAAGATGATAAGCCACATGGTTCTATTGTGATATGGGAATATCCAATTAAAGATCCTCCGTTTGGATTATATATAGGAGGGTGTGACCCGTACGCATAATGTCAGCGGGTCTAAAATCGGGTAAAAACGGGAAACATCTTGAACAGACAATTCCGTGCTAATCATACTGATTGCGAAAGGCAGTATGACAGTGTAACGCATAGATGGTGAATAAATATAATCCATCCACGAACACCCGACACTTTTATAGTGATGATGTATGCTGGGCTATATGGGGACATATAGAAGTATAGATAAAAAGCTATACGATAACACAACCGATGATCACGATGAGTCATTTACTAATTCTTTAGGATCAACATTCATATTTAAACGTGTTAAAGCTGGAGAAGCTTGGAACGACGTTATTGTGGCAGAATATTCAGGACGCCCTGATACTGCTGAAGAGTACTATGAAAACGTACGAAAGCTTTTAATCTTTTATAATGCAAGATTGTTATTCGAGAATGAACGTAAGGGCATTTATCCTTACTTTACAAATAAACATTGTGATTATTTATTGGCAGATTAGCCGGATAAGATAATCTCAGAAGTATTTAAAGATTCAAAAGTACAAAGAAGAAAAGGATGTCATATGACTAAGTCTATTAGGGCTTATGGAGAAGGGTTAATACTTGAATGGCTTATGGATGAATTTGAGCCAGGACATCCTAATATAGAAAGGATATATAGCGAACCTTTAATAGAAGAACTTATAGAGAACGATGGTATAAAGAACGTCGATAGAGTCATAGCATTATGTATGACTATGATATATAGAGAAGAACTCTATTAGGTAAAGGTAGCTAAAAGTAAAGAAGAAAACAAATAGGTTGAACTCTTTGAAATGCCGTTATTTGGCCAATAGTGGTGGAATGACGAGTAGCAACAAGATGACATACCTGTATTTACATTTTAACAATGATAGGAGTAAAAGATAATTTATATAGTGCCGCATTTCCACAACAGAAGCTCCCATTGACTAAGAAAGATGAGAATTGGCAGCATGATTGTGTGGATTATATAATAGGCGAAGGTAATGTTACTTCTGGCGGCGGTAGGCGTGATACGCAGCATGGCGAGATGTAGACCTATTACAACTTATATAACAGTATCTTTGACGAGAAAGACTTTAAGCGTATAACAAATCCATTTAAGGTAGATGATGGTTTTCCTGCTACCCCTTAGGACTTTAATATTATTAGACCTAAGATTGATTTGCTTATAGGTGAAGAGACTAAAAGACCATTAAACTTTAGAGTTGTTCGCACATCTCAAGAGGCTGTATCAGAACTACAAGATAAGGAAAAAGAAATGCTTATGTAGTATATGATGGCAGCTATACAATCTAAGATGGGTCCAGAAGAACAACAATAGTTTTAGCAATAGTTACAGAGTGGTGAGATTATGCCCCCAGAAGCTATAGCTAAGTATATGGATAAAGAGTACAAAGATGTTGTAGAAAATACAGCTTATCATACACTAGAATACCTTAAAGAGAAACTCTCATTACATAATGAGTTTATTAAAGGTTGGAAAGATGGATTGATAAGTGGTACAGAGGTATATTATATTGGTATACAAAATGGTGAACCTTATGCAGAACGTGTAAACCCTATGGACTTTGATTATGACAAGAGTCCAGATTTAGAGTTTATAGAAGATGGTTCTTGGTGTGTTCGCAAGATGAGATTACCAGTAGCTGAGATATATGATAGATATAATGACAAGATGTCTGAAAAAGATCTAAATAAGCTAAATGAAATGCTTTCTGGTACACCTATTGGTGATATGCCAGAAAAAGGTCCTGTTGATGATTTTAATCATATAACTATGCATATATATGATAAAGATGGTCTATCGTTTTAGAACAAGCATTCTATTAATGTATGGCACGCTTGCTGGAAGTCTTTTAAGAAGATATACTATGTAACAGTTTTAGATGAAGCTGGAGAACCTTAGGTTACAATATGTGATGAAACATATAAGCCAGTAGGTACAGAAGTATCTATAGAACCTGATTGGATTGTAGAAGTATGGGAAGGATATAGAGCTGGTTCTGATTTATATTTTGGAATATAGCCTCTTGAATATCAACATGTTAGTATTGATAATCCCAACTCATAGAAATTACCATATTGTGGTTGTGTATACAGTGCTACAAATAGCAGACCTAGATCTCTTGTAAGTATCTTAAAACCATTACAGTATATGTATATTGTACTATGGTATAGACTTGAACTTGCAATAGCTAGAGATAAGGGTAAGGTTATAAATATGGATATTACATAGATACCTAAGTCTATGAATATTACACCAGATAGGTGGATGCATTACCTATCTTCTGTTGGTGTTAACTTTATTAATCCTTATGAAGAGGGTTGGAATATACCAGGTCGTGAAGGAGGTAAGCCAGCTACATTTAATTAGATCACTTCTCTTGACTTAACAATGTCATAGGTTATATCAGAGTACATATAGCTAATGGATAAAATAGAACTATTAGCTGGAACAATATCTGGTATTACGTCATAGAGAGAAGGTGCTATTAGTACGTCTGAACTTGTTGGTAATGTTGAAAGATCTGTAACACAATCATCACACATTACAGAACCTTTGTTCTGGGTTCATAACCAGTGTAAGAGACATGTAATGACTATGTTGCTTAATACAGCTAAAGGTGCATGGGAAGGTACTGGTAAACAGAAACTTTCATATGTATTTGATAATGGTGAAAGAGCATTCTTAGATATAGCAAAGAAGTTCTATTATGAAGATATGGATGTATTTGTAAGTGATACTTCAAAGGATGTAGAGAACATTCAGAAGTTACAACAACTTATACAACCAGCTATGTAGAATGGTGCTAGCTTACTTGAAGCTGCAGAGATTCTTACAAATGACAACTTCAATATTCTTAAACAGAAACTTAAGGATATGCAGACTCGTCAAGAACAAATGCAGCAACAATAGCAAGAAGCTGAAGCTCAACAGCAGCAACAATTACAACAAATGCAAAATGAAGCTAAACAGCAAGAACTTATGCTTGAAGAGGCTAAGATGGATCTTGAACGTTATAAGATTGATGCTGATAATCAGACTAAGATTGCAGTAGCTGAAATTAGTGCATATCGTGGTACTGAGGATAAGGATGCTAATATGAACGGTATACCTGATCCTATGGAGATTGCAAAGGATGCTACAGAGCAACGTAAGATTGATCAGGAGGCTTATTTAAAGCGTTATGAGGCGCGTTAGAAGCGTGAGATAGAAGATGCTAAGATAAGCTTAGAAAAGAAGCGTATGGACCACGAAATGGCCTTACAGAAGCAAAAAGATGATGCTGCTCTACAGAGAGAGAAGATTAAAGCTTCTACTGCATTAAAGAATAAAGTATCTGGAGAGAATTGATTATGAAACCAATTAAACAACCAAGCAAAGCGCCTAGTAAGTTCTAGGTCTTTGCTGATAAGTTAGGACCATTAGTGTATCAAGGACTTAAACAAAGAGGATATACTAAGAGATCTTCATACGACAATGTTATGAGTTAGCTAGCATTTGAAAGTACTTATGGTACAAGCCCACTTGCATCAAGAGCTCATAATTATGGTGGGTATGGTTATAATGGTAAAGACTATCATTACTATAAAAGCGATGCTGACTTTGTTAATGCTTATCTAAATGATATGGCTGGCAAGTATAAGAAGGCATTAAATGCAGATACTACTCAGGCTTATGCTAAAGAACTTAAACGTATTGGGTATTTTCAAGCTCCATTAGATCAGTATACTAATAACTTGATCGGTATGAAGTCTGTTAGAGCTGCAGCTGCTAAACATTTTGGATAGTCTATATAGTAGGCTCCGAAGATGTTATAGAAGCCCGTACAACCTATTTTATAGCCCGTACAACCGTCTAATGTGTATGTACCTTAGCAAGTGGCTGAGCAGATAGAATAGAACGCTTAGGAGCCATTTAAATAGGTTATATTACCTCCTGTTGGTAGTGGTCCGGAACCAGAGATATATGTACCACAAGAATAGTCTAGTCCGTTTATATTCTAGCATTCTATAGATTTACCTCCAATAGAATAGACTATGGGAGCTGTGTTAAATGATTAGCCTATGATTAATCTACAAGGATATAAAGGTGGTAAGGATTCTGATTATTATTCGTATATGGATAAACTTGCAAAGCGTATGTCAAGAGAATGGAATGAGCCAGAAGATCAAGCATTAACTGAGATGTTGAATGATAATACTTATAATTATAAAGCGCTCTATGATTATGATAGAAAAAATGCTATTAAAAGTTTAACAGATCCAGATGGTACACACTTTAGTGACGTAGGCAAAACTATGTATCATCCATCATTTAGTAATGAATCTATATATTCTGGAAAAGTTTCTGACTATAATCCTTTAGGACTAGTTGGTGGATAGTGGGTTGGAAAAAAGATATATATTCCGAGCGCTGATTAGTTAAATAGATATTTTAACTACAACGAGACTAGGTAGTATATGAATAACAATGGCGATAGAGGTGTTAAAATTATAATGCCAAAACGTATAAAATAATACGCAGTTATGCGAAAATAATATTTAATTATTAATTAATAATTATGAAGGAAAACAAAGATAACAAACCATCAGCACTTGATACAATGCTTGATAGTATTTATGGCAACGGAGGTGAAACTTCAGAAACCACAGATGTAACAAACATGGGAAGACAAGATAGTGTTGTTGAGGTAGATGATGACAATAAAACTCCAGATAAGCCAGCAGGCAATTCTGAGGATGTAAAAGATGGGGATGATTTAACCGTCGGTAATGATAAAACGGAAATCCCTGAACATATTTTAAATAACTCTAAGGAAGAAAAAGAAACTGATGATAATCAAGATAATGGTAACACTACTAATGATAATAATAGTAGTGATACTGAGCCTTCTGCTGAAGATGTAACAGAAGCTCAGCAAGTTTCTGCCCTGTTTGATGCAGTAGGCGAATCTTTAGGGTGGAATATGGCGGATTTTAAAGATGAAGATAAACCTGTAACTGTAGAAGAGTTTACTAACTATCTTGGTAAGGTTGTAGAACATAATTCAGTTCCACAATACGCTGATGATAGAATTGCTCAGCTTGACGAATATGTTAAGAATGGTGGTAAGTTTGAAGACTTCTATCAGAAACAACAGGAGACTTTGTCTTTTGATAATTTAGATCTAGAAAATGAAGATAACCAAAAGTCTATTATTAGAGAACTTCTGAAACATAATGGTTATTCAGATGAGCAGATTAATAATAAGATTAGTAGGTATGAAGATGCTGATATGCTGTATGACGAGTCTAGTGATGCCTTAGATAGATTAAAGGTTATTAGACAGCAAGAAATTGAAGAAAGTCAGAAGCAGCAAGAAGAGTACGCTAGACAACAAGAAGAGCAGAATAGATAGTTCTTCCAGAGTGTATAGAGCGATATTAACAACTTAAGTACTATTAGAGGTATTTCTATCCCTAAGGAAGATAGAGCAGCTCTATATGAATATATCTTTAAGGTTGATCAAGATGGCGTATCACAGTATCAGAGAGACTTTAATAAGAATCTTTCAAAGAATCTAATTGAGTCAGCATACTTTACAATGAAGGGAGATTCTTTAGTATCTGGAGCTAAGAGAGATGGTGAAACATCCGCTGCAGAAAAACTTAGAAAAATAATGAGACATACTGCTAAAAATCATAGCACATATAACTCTCGACAAAAACAGAAGAGTGCTGCGGAGTTAGTAAGTGGTCTTTTTTGAGATAAATAAATTATAATAATATATGAATAATACTTTACTTAATGGTCTACAGTTGTACAGGGGTAAGAGATTCTCTGATCTTGTAGACGAAAATATGATTTCTAATGCTTTGCTTACAAAGCCTCATGAGGTTGCTGGTATCTTGTCTCTTGTATTCGGTACAAAGGATGATGGTGTATCAACTACTATTGATATGATTACAGGTGGTCTTGGTAAGACTATGACTATCGAGAATCGCGAATATGAGTGGGCTGTACAGATTGATCAAGATCACGCAGTTAATATTCGCTACGCTAAGTATAATGGCAAAGTAATTTCAACAACAGATTCAGCTACAACTTCTGCTGCTGCTACAACTACTGCAGGTATTGGTAATTCTCCAATCTACCTCGGTCTTGAAGAGCGTTACTTCGGTCCTGGCGCAATTTTGTCATTTGACAACTATCGTTTCCAGGTTCGTGTATCTGGTACTCCTTATCAGGATGGTAGCGCTTGGGTTTATGAGTGTTACGTAGCAGATGCTGGTTCTGGTGCATATATTCCAGGTGAGTATCTTCTCCCAGGTCGTCAGGTAAGCCGTATCGGTTCTGCATACGAAGAGTATTCAGATGAGGCAGACATTCTGAACTATCAGACTCCATTCAAGATGAAGAACAACTTGATGACAATGCGTCTTTCTTACGATATTACTGGTGATGCTTACTCTACAGTATTAGCTATCGCATTGACAGACCCTGAGACTGGCAAGAAGTCTTATCTCTGGTCTGATTACCAGTACTGGTTGGCTCTTCGTGAGTGGAAGAGACGTGAAGAGTATCAGTTGCTCTTTGCTAAGTCTAACCGTAACGCAGATGGTACATACTCTAACCGCGGTACAAATGGCAGACCAGTTGCTATCAGTGCAGGTCTATTTGAGCAGATTAGCCCAGCTAACACACGTTATTACACAACTCTTACAACTGAGTTGCTAGAGGATTATCTCTTTGATCTTTGCTACAACATGCTTGGTACAAATGAGCGTAAGTTTGTTGCTTTGACTGGAGAGATGGGTTAAATATAGCTCCTTATTGTAGTGATACAATAAAGCAAATTTACTGAATTGCTGGAAAATCTTAAAGAATTTATTAACATAGATTAACGATATAAATTATGAACACATAGATGTTTAATAGACAATCAGCAGCTAAGACATTACACAAACCACTAAATGGATTTGAATATAGATATATAATATACATAAACGGTATAATATATGATAGATTTACAAAAAATATAGTAAATAGCAACAATAATACTGTAACTATATTCGGGTCAAATAATAAACCATATAAATATAATATAGGTAAACTTTTAGATAAAACATTTACAAATACTGACTTTTCAGATTATGTTGATGTAAAAAACCATAAAGGTTATATAATAAATAAAAATGGTTCTTTATACAACACAATTAGTAAAAGATTTGTTGGTACAACTATTAAAGGTGGATATATAAGATATAATGTAAATTGGAGTAGAAGAAATATGCATGAAGTTCTTGCAGACCAATTTATACCAAATCCAAATAATTTCAATTCTATAGATCATGTTGATTGTGATAAACTAAACAATAGTTTAAATAATCTAGAATGGTGTGATATTGAAGAAAACAAAAGAAGAGCTTATAATAATGGTTTAGGTGTGGTTATAAAAACACTTGTTACGTTTTCTAATGGAGAAAATTAGTTTTCAATATTAGGTTTAGAAAATGCAAGCAAAATATTTAATATTACTAAATCTACATTATGTTCTATAATAAAAAGATACAGTGATAAAAATATAAAAATCCCAAGTGGTTCTATGAAAGGTTATACTATAACTACATAGAAGTGTAAATGTAAAGTTCAACGACTATCCGAAATGGAGTAGGGTTCAAGCGAACTCGAAGTGGTAAATTACTCTAATGAGTAAAAGATATAGTCTTATCACCTATGAGAATAGGTGGGGTATTATACGGTCTATATACCCAACTTAATATAGCGAATTAAGTTAAAAATAAATGATGAGAGAATTCGACCGCCTCTTAAAGGAGAAGGTAGCTAATATGCAGTTGATCGATACTAAGTTTATTACTGGTAATGGCCAAGAGTTGACTCTCGGCGGTCAGTTTACAACTTATAAGATGACTAATGGTATTGAACTCACTCTTAAGAAGTGTGCTCTATTTGACAATATGGAGATGTTCCGTCAACTTCACCCACTGTCAGGTAAGCCATTAATGTCTTACACATTCTTGTTCCTCGATCTTGGTATGCGTGACGGTCAGGCAAACATCGTTAAGGTTTGTCGTAAGGGTCGTGAGTTCGTACAGTGGTGTACTGGTGGTTCTGTACTCCCATCTGGTTACGGTAATTCAATTAATACTCTTCGTTCTAATAGCCGTGATGGTTACCAGGTTCACTTCTTGGGTGAAGAGGGTATCATGGTACGTAACCCACTTGCATGTGGTGTACTTTACTGCGACGCTGACGATTCAGAGTACAAGCAGGCGTAATTGAAATAACGAGTCTCGACTCAACTCTTATATTCCAATCCTGACGGATTGAAATAACGAGTCTCGTTTCGGCTGTATAATATATAATATAAAAAGGGCTCGTGGTTATCTCCACTCGCCCTTTATATATTAATATTATATACGGAACAACACTAATTTAAATAAATATTATGGTAGTTGAATTAAGAATTAAGAAAAAGAATCCATGGGCTGGACTATTGAAGTACAGCAGATGTTTTGATTATATCGCCCCTTATTTTACAAGGTCTGGCTCGATATACACTGGTCTTACACCAGAAGATGAAAAATATTTTGAAAAGGCTTTAGGTTATGATGAAGGTCATTTATCACGTAATAGTGATTTCTGGACTACATTCTGTGTAAAAGTTGGCGCCAAGCCATTATTGCTAGACGATTCGGTTCCTCGTCAAGCTATGATTATTAAGTTCCTTGAAGGCCACAAGAGAGTTGCTACATCACTTGATAAACTTGATGCTGGTAAGGATTATATATTGATTAATCGTCAAGCTGAAGCTGTTGAGCAGAATAAGATTAATAAGCTCCGTAGGGAAGCTATTAGAGAGTTTGATAAACTATCACTCGATAATATGCGTAAGTGTCTTAGATTGTTCGGTGTTAAGTCAGACGATCTGTCTAATGAGCTTGTAGAGTCTACACTGTTTACAATGGTTGATAAGAATCCTAAGAAGTTCTTTGATAAGTGGGTTGACAATAAAACTAAAGATACAGAATTTATTATTGAAGAAGCTGTAGCTAAAGGTGTAATTCGTAAAGATAAAACTAATTACTATTACGGTACAGACTTGATCGCTACATCATTAGCAGAAGCTATAACTTACTTAGATAATAAGAAAAATCAAGATCTTAAGCTTGTTATTATTAACGAAACAAATAATAAGTAATAAAACACAAACGACGTATGACGCATAAAGATATATACGAAAAGTTTATGATCGAATATGACAAGGAGAATGTCACCACGTCATATCCGTCGTTAACTGAATACGAAATTGCTACATTACTAGACAAGGCTTACCTAGCTCTAATAGCTCAAAAATTTACAGGAAATAATATGAGGAAAGTTCCTTTTGAGGGTGATGAAAAAGCAGTTGAAGATTTACAGCCGTTAATTAGAACAACAACGTCTGACATATTGTCTGGTAAAACACAGCTTGGTTATTTTGTATATCCATTACAAAGCGATGTTCTATATATAATAAGTATTATGTTTACGAATATTGATGGTACTAAAATTAGTTCAAAACAAATACATTCTACAGACATGTATAAGTTTACTAAATCTGTAAATAACAATCCATGGTCTAAATAGTTAATGTATTGTATATAGAATAAATAGATAATAGTAGCTAAAGATACTTTAGATTATAGTATTCGTGTTTCCCCAGTAGAAGCTGTTGGCGCCATATATACATATATAAAAAGCCCAGAAAAGTTTGTAGACAAAAATAAACTTATAAGTTAGCAAGATACTATATAGTTTGAATTATCTGATACAATGGCTGAAGAATTAATTAACCTAGCTTTAATTATGGCTACAGAAGTTGTAGAATCTCCAAGGCTATAGACTAAAGCTCAATTAAAAGGATTAGAATCATGACGCGAGAAGAAACAGTTTTGCTTGGAGTTGAATTTGAACGTAGACTTATAGAGATTGATCCATCTTTTGAAGTTGAGAATAAGCCAGATACAGAAACTATTTATGCGTTTCTTAGCGAATATGCAAAATAGTACTTCGATGATATTATAAAGCAACTTATAATTACTAAAGATAGAGATGTTGCTGCATTACTATAGGACAAAATAAAAGATCTTATAAGAGAAGGAGTAGCTCCAAGAGAACACGGTAACTATATATCAAAGCAAATAAATTCTGTTACATTTGAATTTCCAGAAGATTATTATATGTATATAAGAAGTTATTCTAATTGTCTTTCTACATATAAATTTAGAGAAAACGGTTAGAATCTTACTGGAGATGAATAGAATTTAAAGACAGTAACTATTGAGAATAATGTATTTTCTGAGTATAAAGATGCTGAGAAGATTAACAATTATTTCAACGATGGCTTTATTTTAAGAAATCCATTAGTGCTTTTTGAAAATAAAAAAAGTACAGGTGATACCTTTTTTGCTATAATAAAGGATAAGTATACAGTCATAAAAGATGTAACTGTTGTTTATTATAAACAATTAAATAATTTCTCTATACTAAAATATATGAGTAATTGTGAATTATCATCATCTTGTTTCTGGGATATAGTAAAAGGTGCCGTAGATTTATATATATATTCATACAAATACGGTGTTACTCTAGAAAGTCTTAAGAGAAAAGCTAGACAATAGATTTAGGATCAGCAAGACGTATTAAAGCAATAGAAATAGTAGGAGGGTGATCAGTGAGACATATAGATATATTAGAAGCCTTTGAAACCGAAATAGGCGTTATTAATCAAGTTGAGAAACCTCTCACAACTGATTCTATGTTTTGGTTAAATTAGGCTGTAGATAAATTCGTAAAGCTAAGATTTAATACAGACTAGGTTCACAAGACTTCGTATGAATAGAATGAGAAGCGTAGAAATGATTTAATTAATCTATACAAAACAGTAAAATATACAGACTTTGTTATTAATGATAGTAATCCACAATATGATAAATATATCGTAGAAAACTATCCAGATGATTTTCTATTCTCTTTGAATGAAGATGCAATTATAACAAATAATAATGGAGGCAATCCATATAGTACAAGTATATTTGAATGTACTTCAGATAGTTTTATGTATAGAGTAACTAACAGTCTTACAGATTTTCATTATAAGTATGGAGAAGCTAGACCTTTAAGAGTTTGTACTGATAAAGGTTGTTATCTATTAACAGATAAGAACTACAAAATAAAAGAGTATGTATTAGGATATTTACGTACTCCTGAAAAAATAAATATTGGAACTCCGTTTGAAGAATATACGGATTTCGATGACATAACAATCCCAGAGATAATTAAAATAGCAGCATAGATGTACCTTGAGAATACTGGTAATCCTCGCTATAAGACTATAACTCAGGAAGTTATGACACAAGAATAATTTTAACGTGGAAAGCCTTTGCTATTAAATTAGCGTGTGAGGTGAGTAGAAAAAATTAATAAAATATAAAAATATGATTACATTTGTAAATGACGTTTTCGTAAGTAACGAAGCAAGCGTATTGTATTCTGGTGAGATCAGTGATCTTGCAAAAGATAAGAAGTCAGATATTACTAATGTTGGTAATATTGTAATTGTTGACATGGCTAAGCCAGGCACTGCTGTAGCTACAGTTCCTGATACTGCAACAGCTATTAAGATTGGTAAGATTACTAGTGCTGTATCAACTATTGTTGAGCGTGATGGTAGCGTTAAGTATATTCCAGTTATTGACTGGTCTAATCCTATCCAGAAAAGCGCAGTTAAGAGTGTAGAGTTTACTGATCACAAGGCTGATACGCCAGAGAAGATTGATGTAGACTTTACTAATATCTCTTCAACAATTAAGGCTAAGATTTTAGCTGGTGGTCACAGTGTTGTATTCCGTATTATCTATAAGGATATGAATACACGTTTCCGCAAGTGGACAGAGTCTTACGAATATGTAACAAAAGCAGGTGATACAGAAACTCAAGTAGCTGAAGGTATCGCAGCTCTTATTAAGAAAGACTACAAGAGAGCTAGAGTTAGTGTTAAGGTAACTGGTGCTAAGATTACATTGGAAGCTATGCCTTACGATGACGATGATTCAGTTCCATCATTGAGTCCAGCAGCTACTGTACGTTTTGCAGTTTCAGCTTGGATTTCTTTCAACGATGAGGCTGGTATTGTAAATATTGGTTATAGTCATAAATTCCCTATTGCTGGTATTTCTATTGTTAAGACTCCAGGTGAGGTTTATACAGCTTCTCCTAAGTATGTACGTGATCGCGAAGAGTCAGCTATGGGTTATAACGGTATTGTAAATCGTGGTTTTGAAGAGTATCGTGAGCTTGGTTTGCCGGCACTTGATACTAAGCTTGACGGAGAATATGATGCTGTTACAATTCAGTTTGAGAATATGTACCGCACTGCTGATGACTTGCATCGTCTTACTAAACAGTCAATCGAAATTTATCCTAAGAAGGGCCAGGGCGCAGCTTTGAAGACTGCATTTGGTAAATTCTTCGCATGATAAATAGTAATTAAGTTACAACTAAGCTGGGGTTGGGCATACAGCCCTATCTCAGCTTTTTTATTTATATATATGAAACAAGTAGTATTAGGTACAGATGTACGTCTATAGTTTACTTTAGATGAGTTATCAGATTATGATATAACTTCAATAAAGTAGCTTAGATGTTATGTTATTAGAAAAGAAGATATACAATATATAGATCTTGATAACTATGGTTATCCATAGTATTATAGTCCTACTGATTATGATTTAGCTTATACAAGCTGTATTAGATATAATTGGTTACCATATAATCAAGAAGTATATACTGGTGGTATGTTTGGACTTATTGATGACTATAGATATTTCCCTGCTTATAATGGCTTTGGTGTAAGATCTAAATAGTTTAAAATAGTTCCAGATAAGTATTTAGCTGCATCTAGAGTTCTTAGCGATCAAAGAAAGATAGAGATGTATTTCCCTGCTCAAGATTAGAGAAACTTTGGTCAATACATAGTATTGGTTGTAGTTACTTTGTATGAACCTGGATGGGGTACAAATAATCTTAGAACTTTTACCATTAATAAAGGTGTGCAATTTGAATTGACTGATGCATTACCAGATAGTCAAGATGGTAATGTAAATCTTACATATGATGGTTATACATTTGAAGACGAAAGAGTACTAAAATTATACAAGTCTAATAATCTATTAGGAACTTGTAAAATTATAGATATTGTTAAGAAAAAGGACGGTACTCAAATTGTTAAGAATATTAGTATTTCTAGTGGGTAGACGCATGTTTTTCAACAAAACGATTATGGTAATGCTAATTCATTCTCAATATATAAAGGTTCTGAAGATATAACTAGTAGCGCTATCAGTATGGGTCAAGGTGTATATAATCTCGATATTGATAATCACTTTGATTATAAAATTATATACAGTTTAATTTCTTAATAATTATATTATGAAACTAGAACTAAAACGTATCGCTTTACATGATACATATACAATAGGAAAGCTTTATATTGATGGTGTTTATTTTTGTGATACCATTGAAGATAAAGTTAGAGATTTAAACAAAAATGGCGTTTTTGATAACGGAGAGTTTAAAGTAAAAGGTGAAACTGCAATTCCATATGGTACATATGAAGTTGTATGGGCTTATTCTCCGAGGTTTAAAAGATATACACCTAGATTGTTGAATGTTAAATCATTTGCTGGCGTGTTAATTCATGGCGGTAATACAGCAAGAGATACTGAAGGTTGTATCATACTTGGATAGAATAAGATTAAAGGAAAAGTTATTAATTCAAAAGAATTTGTTAATAAATTATACCCGATTATAAAAAATGCTTGTCAAAAAGGTAAAGTAACAATAGAAGTAGTATGACAAAACATAGTAAAGATTTAGTACAATACGTTACTGCCAGCATTTCAATTATAAGTGGTATTTCGCTGGCATTTTTATCGTTCTTCCTCAATAAGCACAATATTGAGGATAGTATATTGTGGTATATTGCACAGACTTTCGTTTATGCTGGAAGTATTTTCGGTGTGTCTGCATATATGAATTCAAAATTCGGCGAAATTCGTACAATATTAACAAGTAATAATTTAGCGACAGATGAATAGTGCGATGATATTAAGTTGGCTCATAAGCCACAAAAAGATCGCGATTAAGGCACTTTTAAGCCTCTTGGCGGGCCTTTTAATTGTGTTTAGTATAAATATATACAAGCAGAATAAAAGGCTCTCTAAGAGCTTAGAAATAGCTCAAAATAACATTGAAGCCTATTAGGGTATCTTAAGTGGATCCTAGTAGGCTAACAGTGTTTTAAAGCTAGATATGTCTTAGCTGCGAAATACAAATGATAGTCTTATACAGAAGATAGATAGTGTAAGATAGTAGTTAAAGATAAAACCTAAGGTCATAAAAACGACCGCAACTCAAACACAAACAATCTACGTTACAGCTAATAAGGGGGTAAGGGGGTAGGATATAATTAAAACTATCCAAAGAGATACAGTATATAAAGATACTATACAAATAAACCCTCTAACAAAAGTAAACTATACTATAGGTAAAGATACAGTAAGTATTAAATTAGATATTAAGAACCAATAGTTCCTGTATGTTTATAAGCATAAATAGTATAAGAATAAGAAAAGCTTTATTAAACGTTTATTTACTCTAGACTTTAAGAAGATAGATATATATAAATATTAGATAGTAAATACTAATGATATTATAAAGACTTCGGATGTTAGAGTAATAGAAGCAATAGATAAGTAATATGACATATATAACATTAAAATAGTTTGTTGATGATATATTACTTCTAGTACGTAATAATAATATAAGTGAGAGTGAAGATTTATCTAGAGAACAAATAAGAAACTGGGTAAAAGAATATAAGAAGTATTTTACCAAGTAGAGACTAGATAAACTTAAAGCTCAATCAGAAACTATAGATGATCTTATATGGGCTTCTGATGATGTTTATAAGAAAGAGACTGGTCCTTTAGAATTAGAGGATGTAGAATCTTTAGATAAATATCCTATATTTACAAAGAGAACTAAAGAAAAGCTAGAAGGTATATACGATAACAACGAAGATAGCATATTGGCTGTACATGATTAGATGGGAGAAAATATACAATATATGAATCATATTCGTAGGCATTATCATTATTTTCGTAAATATACTGGACACGAATTAACAGCTTATTATGAAGATGGACATATATTCGTGCAAGGAGATCAAGACTTAAATAAACTTAGAAATATATGGGTCTTGGCTATTTATGAAGATGAGAATGATGATGATTGGAATAAACCAAGCGAAGATGATATTAAATTACCTGCATGGATGTTACCTCCAATAAAGGAGATGATAATGTCGAAAGAGCTTCCATTCATGTTAGGAAGACCTAGTGATGATAGTAACAACTCTACATTGGCTAGTGTTAAACCACATGGTCCACAGGATGAGGAGGAATAAGAAATCTATAACATTCGTAGACATGTATAAAGAAATGCCCATAGAAGTGTCATACGTCGCATATAAGCGCATATTAGACTCTATGTGTAGAATTATACTAAAACATGTATTAGACGGCTCAGATGGCTTTAAAATGCCTTTTGGGCTAGGTTATATACAAGTAGGGAAATATAAACCTAAATCATATACAAATAGATCATTATCTATAGACTTTAAAACAAGTAATGAATTAGGTAAACGTATATATCATTTAAATGAACATTCTGACGGGTATAAGTTTAGACTACATTGGTCTAGAATACCTCAGACTTTTCCAGATAGATACAAATATTAGTTATGTTTAGTTAGAGCTAATAAAAGAAGACTAGCTAAATTAATTTTTAATAAAACAGATTATATAAATATAAATGATATACAAGTATACAAAATGTGAATCAGTCATAGCTAAAATAATGGCTGATTTAGATTCTTCTGAAACAAGGTAGAGGACTAGCGATATTAGAGAATGGATCTTTGAAGCCATAGATAAGATTGGTGCACCTATGTAGTATATCAATAGACAGTCTGGAGTTGACGGAGTACCTGTATTTAAGATACAGGATTACTAGATACCGTTACCTTCAGACTTAGTGCATTTAGATGGTGTAGCGTACTCTAATTCAAAAGATGGAGTATGGATTCCATGTAGTACACAAACATCTATGTTTAAATCGCCAAGTAAACACAATAATGAACATAACGTTGTTGTGCTTGATGATAGTCAATCTAATATGACTATAGATGAATAGCAATAGGATTAGATGCCATATATGCAGCATAAATATCCAACTGTATAGTCTTAGATAAATAGACCGCACACAAACGGATTTTCAGATCTATTATATACAAAAGATTATCAAGATAAGCCAGAATATTTTATAAAGCCTGGCTGGATAGTATTTAATAGAAAAGACGGCTTTGTTAAGCTATCTTATAAAGCTATAGCTACAGACGAAAGAGGTTATCCTTTAATACCAGACTTAACTTCATATTAGGAAGCAATATATTGGTATGTTAATATGAAGCTTAGTTTTCCTAAGTTTATGAAAGGATAGCTTGGTGGTAAATTAAAGAGTGCTAATATCACTATATATAATTACATATAGAATCAGTGGAACTTCTATAGAAATTAGGCTTATGCCGAAGCTATGATGCCTACTGCTGATGATATGTAGAATATTAAAAATGATTGGAATAAGCTTATACCAGATTGGGATGGAGATGATACGTTCTTTAAATATACTGGTAAAGAGCAATTAACTTATAATGATTATTACAATGGATTCTGAAAATAAAAATATACAAATAAATACATTCTCTGGTGGGATGAATTCGGACTTTTCAGATTCCACTATTCCATCAGATCAATATAGATAGGCTTGTAATCTTAGGTATATTAATAACTCATCATCAGGAGTTGGACAATTAGAATCAATAGAAGGATTTGGTAAAAAGCTAGAATTAGAAGAAGGCGAGACAGTTATAGAAACCAGTTATGCAGATAAGTATGGAATTGTATTTGTAATAGATAAGCATAATGTAATTAATGTATATAGGTTTGAATTAGATCCACTTAGATGGATAATTAATAAAACACAAATATTTGGACCTTGTGCTGACTGGAATATAAAAGGAAGACTTAGTATTGTTAGTAGAGTTGAGAATACAGATAATATTAAATTATATATAGCAGATGGCGAGCATTAGATAATGATAATGAATGTGTTGCCAGATGGTGATATACCAACATCTGTTAATCAACTTATAACAAACAAGTATGAAAATCTATTACCACCAAGAATATCTAATATAATTTACGGTTCTTTAAAATCTGGTAAGAATCAATATAGTTATTAGCTGTTCTTAAAATATGGTCAAGCTTCATAGATTTCTCCAGCTTCAAAGATGATTCCAATAGCTAATAAACAATCAAATGGATCTTATATTGGCGCTAAAGAAGGAGATACAACTAACACTGGTGTAAAAGTATTATTTGAAATACCTAAAAGAACAGTATACGATTTAATAAGAATATATAGAATACACTATGATAAGAATGCATCGACACCAGAGGTAGATATTATATATGAAGGTAGTTTTAAAGAAAATGATTCTATAAATAAACAAGCATCTGACTCATATTATTTTATGAGTTTTAATGATGTATAGCAAACATCAATCAGTAAAGTTACAGTTCAAGAATACAATTCATAGGCAGGAATACAGATAATACCAAAAGTGTTAGAATCTAAAAATGATTATTTATTTGCTGGGCAGATTAGAGAGCTAGCTGGCAACTCTAAGTTATTTGATGATATAAACACAGTATCATTATCATACGATACTAATGGTTTGACAACTATACTTGATGTTGGTGATGATAAAGATGATCACTAGTTTAATCATATTTTAGATGATCTTAGAACGGATGATTGGAAGTTATATGATTAGCTAACTAAAGAAAAGGATTGTATAAATAGATACTAGGATTCGTCAGACCATACTACAGAAAATAATTATTTCGCATAGTATTTTACAAAATCAGAAACTTATGACAATAAACCAATTAAATACTATGGTGGCACTGGTAAGAATATAGATTGGAAATTTATAACATTAGCAGTATTTGCTGATTCTAGTTATACAGATGGTACAAAAGGTGGATCTGATCTTCACTGCATAAAATAGGATATAGGCAATAACGATAATTATGCAATACAAAAATATTATATAAAAGATGACGGCAGTCTTATAAATTGTGGACATTACGATTTTGATAAGACAATCGGAAGATCTTATTCAAACCCTATTATAGCTAGTAAATTCCCATCTTTAAGAAGAGGTGAAATATATAGATTTGGTATAATATTTAAGAGTATTACAGGAGAATCTAGTCCTGTAAAATGGATAGCTGATATTAGAGTCCCAGACATATATATATCAGGATTTGAAGCATTCATGAATGGAATGAATAATACAGATATGGCAGCATTGCCAATAGGTGTAGAGTTTACATTACACGATATAGCAAATCCGAATGTATATTCATATGAAATAGTAAGATGCGATAGATCATCAAATGACGTTAGAATTGTATCACAAGGAGTACTATCTAGGCCAGTTATAAAGAAGTTCTTAGATAAAAAAGTAAACAAGCCACAGGCATATACTCCAAGTGGTATTATTTCTACAAACAAACTAAATATAGAACCTAATGTTTTAAACGGTGGAGAAGACCCGGGCTATAGAGTTGATAATCTTGATAATCATAACTTATACCAATATATATCACCAGATGTGTCTTATTTGAGAGAATCTAGTAAACTAATGATTGATAAGACAAATCTGCATATAAATCCCGTTAAATATATATTTGGAATGAGTGCAGATAGAGCAAGTTTTAATATAATTAGTGATAGCGATAGGCGTGATGATAATCTCTATTTAAGTCACTCAACAATGTTTAGAGGCGGTATAACTACTGTTAAAGATGGAAAAGGATTTGTTGTAAGTAACAAAATATCCAAAGTACCGTATAATTCTGGCGTTATTTCATCTATGGCATTTTTAGGTTATGACGATCCAAATCTTGCGCCAACTGCAGATTATAGAGCTAACTCGTATATTTGTAATTCAATAAGTATAATAAACGCTATCCATAATACACTTGGTTCAAATGATGATTTATCTATAAATGTTGCTAGTGGGCATCTTAATGATGATGGTAATTTTAAAGTTCCTAATATTAGTGGGAATGTTGTAAACACAGAATCACCAGTAGAAGCTATGAAATATAATTTTAATTACTTTAAATTATATTGTCAAAGCAACTACATATTGGTTAACAACCATGATAGAAATAATCCAAATAAAGCATATGAAAATGGTCATGGTTATGTGGTTATAAAGAGGAGTGTTTATAATCAATGTAATATAACAAATTATAAATTTGCAGATTCATTAAAATGGGATTCTTTAGCCACTGTTAAAGATGGAAAAGCATCAGAAACATATTCAGACAAAATTACAAATATTGATAAGTACAACTTCTGCAATATGGTATGCTGGTATGGTTATAATGAATTATTTGTAGCAGAAAATAAAGATAATATATATTTTAAAAAATGGTCTCCATACGCTACTGGTGGTTCATGTATGTTAATAACTATAGACAACGAATGGTCTAATATAATTAAAGACAAGTTTTACAATAACTATATATTATCAGATACTATAGGAACTGATTAGATTGATGTTCCAATACAGAATGGTGATAATTTTGAAAAATTAGAATATTAGGCAGACAAGACTAACGCTGGCATAAATATAGAATATATTGGTGAAAATAAAGATGTACGTAGTTATATTTATAACAGCACATTAGGTACATTTATATGTAATATAACTAGAGATACTATTCCTTATGGCGGATTTAGCAAATACGCAAAGCAAAGCAGCTTATATTATAGTTACGCTGATATAAAATTATATAATAGCGTAGAAAATAAAATAGACGTATTCAACGGCGATACATATATAAATCCATTTGAATATACAGCTGCTCATAAAATATCAAATAATGCTGCTGGTGTTGTTTGGACATTTACAAACATATATGCTATACCATTAGAGTCATCTATAAATACTGCATTAGACAGCGGTTATACTGTATCTAGAAATTATAAAGATAATAACGTTACATGGATTTAGGAAGAGCCTTCAAACGTAGATAATATCTATACACAATCTACACCACAGTATGTATATAATACAGCTTATAGTATATCTAGAGGAATTGACATAAAAACATCTAAGCAATAGTACTTAACTAAATAGGATCAATATTATAACTATAGATGTAGATTTTCAAACAAGAAAGAGAACGGAGAAATAAATGATTCTTGGTAGACATTCTTAGCTGCTAACTATATAGATTTAGATCCAGCGTATGGAAAATTAACTGGTTTAAAGACATTTAATAATAGTTTAATATTCTTTTAGGAGAAGGCTTTTGGTTTATTACAAGTAAACGAAAGAACAACTATAACTGATAATAATAGCCATTAGCTATTATTAGGGTCTGGTGGTGTGTTAGATAGATATGATTACATATCTACAAATAATGGAATGCGTGATGACATGTTTGCATATGTAACAACACCTATGGCATTATATTGGATAGATGCTGACAGATCTGAATTGTGTTAGTATTTTGGATAGAGTAAATACGATGTAATATCTAAGTCAAAAAACATCAATTCATATATGAAAGAAGTGTTTTCTAAAGATTATCATAAACAAAAAGTTGTGTATGATGATAAATACAATGAAGTTTTATTTGGTATAAGTATCGGAACTTCTATATCTTTTAGCGAAACACAACAAAGGTTTTATTCTATATATGATCGAAACGTAGATGTAGATGGTATTTATATTCGTAATTTTACATTATTTAATATGGATGATACAGTAGCTGTATGGAATAATGGTAATTATAAAGATTCTGTAAGAGATGTTAATTTAAAATTTGTTGTAAATAACCAATACAGCACTGTTAAAGTATTTGACAATATGATATTTGGATCGGATTAGGATACTGTTGATAGCATTATCGTATTATTTAGGAACGATCACATGTCTAGTAATTATATTACAAAAAGAGAAATATCTAATAGATATTTTGATTATAGATTTGCAATACCAAGAGGGACAGATAATCTCGGAAACGGATTATTTGGTAACAGAATGCGTGGTAAATATGTTGAATGTGATATACATATTAACCCTAGCGAAGGGATAAATAAAGCCACACTATAGTACTTTATGACTAAATATAGAGCAATATGGAGTTAAAATATAGAAGAACAATGAGAATGCCTATAAACTATTTGCCTGGATTTGTTACAGGTACTAATGGTATGGCTGCGCAACCAGATGGTTACAATCCATTCTGGCAAAATAATTATTTGCTTAGAAATACTGGACTATATGGGAATGTACAAGCGCCAATAGGTTTAGAAAAATATAGACAACCGATACCTAATAATGGTAATTCTAATTGGAGCGATATTAAGACCAACGCTATGAGTAATGCTAGCAATATAATATCATCTGGACTTGAGTTTGGAAAAGATATTTCTGATGCATTTCATTATAACAAATCAGTTGGTAATATACTAAATGAACAAGGTTATCATTTTGCAGGTAATGATAATTTCGGTTATTAGAAGATAAACGATGTAGACTTTAACAGAGAGATGTCTGAAGTTCGCAGAGATAATAATGCTAACACATTTAAAACAGCAGCTTCTGGTGTAAAAGCAGGCGCAGCTATAGGATCTGTTGCAGGACCAGTTGGAACTGCTATAGGTTCTGTTATTGGTGGTATTGGTGGTTTTATCGGAGGTTTGTTTGGTGGTGCAAAAAGAAGAAGAGAAGCTGCTAGAAGGTTAGAGCAAGCTAGAGTTAAAGGTATTAATACGAATACTTACAATATGTCTTCAGCTCAATCAGACTATCTAGCTAATGATTATTATAATACAAACGGTACTACACAAGATGATTTGCTGTATGCTAAGAGAGGAAAAGACTCTGGATATAAAGGCAGTTATAATATAAATAATAGCAACGTATTAACATCTGTTGGTAAAGTTAATGCTAAGCCAAATGCTAGAGTAGCAGCAGGTGAGAGTATTATAGATAACATAGACGATGTTAGTAAAACTACAGGACATGTAGTTAAAACTGGAAAAGTAGGAAAAGATACTAACTTAGCTAATCTGAATGATAATACAATAGTTCTTGGTTAGGATGTAGACTGGAGAAATGGTTCTACATTTAGAGATTAGTCTTTACCATATACATTAGCTCTAGAAAAAATAAATAAGAAGTATGAAAATAGAACTAATGATAAACTAAATAAATTTAGAGGAAAGTTAGGTTAGGATAGTGATAAATTCCAATAGGAATAGGTTAATAAGATTAAACAACCGATTGTAGATAAGCTAAAAGATCTATCTGATCAATAGGCTCTACAACATCAACAATAGGAATAGATGTATACACAACAAGGTTTACCAGGCTTTACAGATGGTAAGAATAAAAACAGATAGATTGATTATGGATATATAGAGCGTCCATCATGGCTTAGCAATGCTATACCTATGGGGATTGGAGCTTTAACTAGTATTGGATAGTATCTACAAGCCAGGAATCAATCAATACATACACCAGATATATATGCTGGCAATCCATATGAAAGAGCAGCTTTACAAGAACAAGCTAAGCTTCGTGTTAATCCATACGAGGCTATAAAAAGAGTTTACGATCAAGATAGAGTAAATAGGTATGAGATTAACAGAGCTGGTGGATTAAGCGGTGCTTAGAAATATTTAGCTAACGTAGCCTTAGGTCTTGGAACTCAGCAAAATATAGCTGATACGATATAGAAAGCTCAAGAAACAAATAACTAGTATAGAGGTAAATGGGCTGAGATGGCAGCTAATTTAGGTAATGCTTTAGCTCAACGTAGACAGCAAGCTAATCAATATAATACTGAGTATGCTGCATCTGCTCACGCCGCTAGACAACAAGGTATGCAAATGGGTCTTAGAAACTTTATGGACTATATACAACAATATGCAGCTAATGAGTATAAGCGTAAGACTGGTAATGGTATGTTAAGTTTGTATCAATAGAAAGTTGATATGGATAGAGAGAACATGAGAAACTATTATAATAAAGACAATAGAGATGCTAGTTCTTTAATCGTTCCAACTCAACCTATCGCTGGTAGAGTTGTACAACCGACTATTACTAATAGTGTATATAATATTCCAAATCCTGGCACAATAAAGTTAAAAGGCAATCCAGGGTTTAGTAATATTGTAAGAAAGTATGGTATACCTACTATGAATATAGAACAATACGATAACCCACAACCAAGTAACAATAATGTTATCAAATATGTGTATCCAAATATGAATGTAGAGCCATATAGTCACCCTCAACCAATTACTAACTTTTCACAAATTCCTTTACCAAGTTACTGGAATAATAATATAATTAGATAATTATGGTATACTCAAGAGATTAGTGGATTCAATTACCTGTAAGAGATCTTTATGATTCATAGATAATGCTTGCATCTATAAATGCTGCAAGAGATATGTATGAGAAAGGTCAATAGCAGTTAAAAGATTTCCAAAAGGATTACGGAGACTTCTACAGCCCTATTTAGAAAGATATGGACTGGTATAACAAAAATGTAATACAAGGCTCTAGAGACCTTATAAATAACCTCTACGACAACGGAGAAGACCCACTTAGGTCTTCTTCTGGTAGAGCTAAGATTTCTAGATGGTTAAATAATATGCCAACTGGAGATATTAATAAACTTAAGATGGGTTCTAAGATAGCGTAGGAATATCTAAGAAATAGAGCTATGTTAGAAGCTTAGAATAAATATAATGATGACTTTGAGAGGTACGTAAACGGAGGTAAATCTATAGAAAACTGGGATACTCTTAAAGATGGTGTATGGACTAGACAATCACCATCTGAGTTTACTACACTTAAAGCAGCTACAGAAAACTGGTTTAATAATAGAACTCCTCACGCTTTAACAAAAGACGATGTGGTAAGTTTTGGTATGCCATACGATAAAAGATATGATTATACTGGTTATACGTATAAAGATCTTACAAATGTAGCTAGTAAAAATACTCCAGGATGGGTAGGTTCTCCTATTGCAAACTATTATAGACATATAGCAAAACAACAGCTACTTAGCGAAGGTGTAAAAGACCCAACAAATGCATAGGTTGAAACGCGCTTACAACAGAATGTGGCTGATGCTAATAAAGAGTGGATGGTTAATCCAATCAAGCAAGCTAATGAGTATGCTAAGATGGATAAACAGTTTGCTCAACAAGCTACAATGCAGGCTAGAGGTTTCCAGCACGACAAGGAAATGGAAGCTATTAGAAATAAGAACACAAGAGATAACATGTACATTAGTTGGAGGTATAGCAATTCTACTCCAGATTCTAAAGGTAGACCAGTTATGAATGGAAGTCAAGACACAGCTAAACAAATGCCTTTGTCGTTGACTCAAATGCTTATAGAAGACTCTAATCAGAATAAGAGAGACTTTATAGCAGGTAATAACCAAAGATATACAAATAGTGTAAATTCTATTAGAAATCACTGGTTAGGAAAAGCTTATAGTATTCTTGGTAAAGCTGATAAGAATGGTAATGGTGTAATTGACGCTTCAGAAGCTAATGATTGGAAAGCTAGATATGCTAAACTTAATCCTGCTTAGAAGAAAGCCTACGACTCTTATGTTAGTCATTATAAATGGTGGGACGCTGCTGGTAAACAAGGCTTAAATGGCGCTATATCTAATGGGTTGTTAGACGAAACAGGACAGCCTACTGGTAGATTTACAAATGCATTACAATATACTGCTACTAGCAAATATACAGGTATTAAAGATATTGTTAATAATAGAGATGTTATAAACTCTAAATACTATAGTTCTGTAGCTGAACCTAGAAATAAAGAAGCTGTACAGACGTTGCTTGATGTGTTGAGCAATGGAAAAACATCTAGATATTACCATCCAGCTACAGACGCAACTGGTAAGAAAGCAGACTATTCAAAGAAGGGCACTTATGGCAATGCATATCCAGTTATAAACATGTCAGATAGGGGTGTATGGTTTGGTAATATTAGAGCACATGCAGTTTCAACTGGTCTAAATATGACAAATGGAAGTGCTAGTGTTAAGTTCCAAAACTACTTAAAGAAAAATGGTATTAAAGGATGGGTGGTATCTAATAGTGGACTAGGTGTAGCAATGGTTCCAAATAATGGTAAATACTCATCAATGGATATAACCGCGAAAGTTTCTGTACCAAAATCAGTTATAGATGATTTCTGCAATAAATACGGATACGGAGTCTGGTCTACTATAAAGAATCTTGGTTTAAGAACTATGGATGTAAACGGAAATACAGATCCTAATGGAGGTTTTGTAGAAATCCCAATATCTAAACAGGTAGACAACAATAGAGGCCAAGGTTTTGGATAGATAGACCAAGCTTATGATAAATACATGTATGGTCAGAAAGAGGCTGCTGGTAGAGAACTGCAGCAACAATATCAATCTTCAACAAAATAATATATAATAATATGAGTAACAGTGGTAGAAAAAAGTCAAAAGAAACTTACACAACACCATCTGCGGCGCAATGGAGAGCCAGCTTCGACGCTAATCAAGCAGCGTAGGAGCGGGCTTATTCTACGCCATATAATAATGGTACCGTTAGTAGTGATGTAACTTCTATATATAATTTGCCATAGACTTCTACATATAAACAAGATTATCTTCCAAATAGTACTAATAAAGATAATGAATCAAAAGGATTCTGGGCTAGTGCATGGGATACTACAAAACATTTATTTAATGCTACAGTTGGTAATGCTATAGATAGTGTAAAGCCGCTTTTTGACGGTTCCGCTGTACGAATGATGTTTCAAAATGTATTCAATACAAGGATAACTCAGTATGAAGAAGAATTAAGAAAAACGAATACAGATATAGAAGACGTAGATGCTGCTTAGAAATACACAGACTTAGTATACTAGTACAAATGGGCATTGGATGATTATCAAAAGACTAAATCGGAAGAAGATTTAGAAAAAGTAAAGACTCTTTAGAAATAGCTAGATGATTTTGAAAACGTTGTTAAGCGTAGTAGTAAATCATCTGACGCGCTATTAGATTTATTTGTAGACGATAAGAAGGAACATAAATTGCAGGATGATGTAACTATGCATCTAAATTCTATCTTTTCTGAAAAGGCTACTAAAAAAGATGCCAGTTAGACAAGTTAGATCTTAGAGATGTTTCCAGCTGCATTAAAAGAAGTTCAGCTTTCTATAGAAAGTGTACTAGACGGATTTAACAGCAAAGAAAGAATAAAGTAGGCTATAAGAAATACGCCAGACGAACAATCAAATATATCTGATAAGTATTTTAAATCTTATAAAGACGTAAATCCAAAAGATCTTGAAATATATGCAGATTCTATTAGAGCGGCAATAAACGAGAAAAAAGACTATCTTAATAGATATGCACGGATGCGCCAGAGTGATATAGCAGATAATATATCTACTGCTAAAAATGGTAACTGGCTATTTGATCCAAAAAAGATAGACCCTAACTTTAAGAAGGAATACGAAGACCAAAATGCTGGCGTGTTTGAAAGAATATTTAATCCAAAAACATGGGCATACAATGTTGTAGATTTAGGCTCTTCTTATTCGATGTTTGAACAAATGGCAGCTCAATTTGCATATCAAGGAGCAGCTAAAGCTGCGTCTTAGATGATTGCATATGCAGCTGGTGGAGAACTTGGAACTGGAGCAAAAATTGCTATAGGAGCAGCTAATGCTGTTGGTGGTATATTTCTTGCTAATAAAATGAGAACTGGTGAGACTGAATCAGAAGTTCTTGATGCATATTCAAACAGACTATTACAATACGCCTATAAAAATAAATCGAATCTAAGTAATTTATTTGACTTTGCAGATTAGAAAGCGAAACAAATAGGCGTAGATCCAAAAGAGTTAACAGATCTTGATAAAATACAATTAGCGTTAGCATATAATATAGACTCTGGAGATAAGAAATTTGACAAAGAGAAAAAAGATGCTAGGCAAGGTTTGGCTAAAGTGTTCAACGACAATATGGCTTTATCTACTGGAGACTATATAGAAACTATACCATTCTTAGAGTTTGGTGGTAAGATAGCTACAAAAGGTTTAGGTAAAGCTGTATATAACAGAGTGTTTAAAACTGGTTTAGAACTCTCTGGTAAAGCGTCAAGCGAAGTAGCTGAAAGATATATGGCTATGAATGCTGATAAGTTTGCTACATCTATAACAGATCGTATTATAAATAAAGCATTAGGAGAAGGAGAATAGAATCTTGTAAAGAAGATACAGTTATCACATATAGCAGACTTCCTTAAGAAAAAAGCAAAACAAAGTTTGTTAGTGGGCGCTTCTGAAGGTATTGAAGAAGGTCAACAGCAACTATTACAGAATCGTTACCAACGTGGTGAATATGATAACTACAAAGGTGTACAAAGTAATTTTGATATAGGTTCTGTATTTAGCGACGTTAGACTTGGTTTAGAATCTGTAGCTGATTATTATGGTGTAAATCCATATGACCCAGATAATGGTAGCGCAGAACTTAGAAAAGCTATGAATACTGGTTTTATTTCTGGTATGTTAAACTCATAGATAATGGGTTCTTTTTCTAACTTGTTTGGTGATAGAGCTGCAAAATATATTGGTATAAACAATGATAATACAAGAGCTTTATTTAATCAAATTAAAAATGACAATGTGCTAAAACAATTAGTTGCTAGTAATTATGCAGCAGCTCAAGATGATGCACACGTAGGTATATTTTTTAAGGCTTTAGCTAATGGCAAGAGCGCAAGTAGACTTAGCGAATCTTTTAACAAGATGAAGCAGTTTAAAGGTGATCTTGTTGATGATAAGTTTATAGACGATGATATATCTTTGCTATAGACTACGGATTTTATGATGCATAATAATAAATTCTTAGATCTTGTTGGTATTGATAAGATACAAGATACTGCTGCACATAGAGATTTAATACAATCTGGTGTTAAGGCTATACAAGATTACGAGAATTTAAGCTAGCTACATGATAAGAATATAAAAGAACTTGAGTCTTCTAAACAAAAGATAATTCAAGAATTGCTTGGCGATAGATCTAAGATGTCAGATGGTATTAGAAATACATATGATAGTATTTTAGATCAATATAATAAGTATCTTGATAACTATATATCATCTAATATAAGCGATAGTAAGAGATCTTCTCTTAGAAAAGCTGCAGAAGATCAAGTTCGTATCATAGGCGAAGTAAAGCCAAATGATCATAGATATGAGACTGCTGTGCTACAACAAATGACTAAGTTTATAGGTACTACAGCATTCCAATCTAAAGCTCAAGAACAAGCTAAATCAAAAGCAGAAGAATCTGGAGAAAAAGCTGAAGATGTACAATTAGATAAGATAATAGAGTTAGAAGACTATGTAAAGAATCGTGCGGATTTATTATTTAGTCATGCTGAATTACAGCAGAAACAAGCTCTATTAAACCAACTAAAAGCACAACATAAGCTCTTACAGTTAATAAGAGAAAATACTGGTACTGATATAAATGTAGACAAACTTGGAAACACGATAAGAGTTCTAAGTAATTCTATAAAAGATAATAAATAGCAGTACAAAGATATGCTTAAAGATGTCAATGATGAAATTGACAAAAAGAATAAGCTTATAGACGAATATAATAAATAGAATCCAGATAAGCCTATAAATAAGCATAAAAGAGTTACTATAGATAACATATTATCAGACTATCATCAATTCTCTGGTATATCAGAAATTGAAAAGTTATTCTCTATTAACGCTCTAAATGATTCAGCCCTAAAGGCAATGGCGCCAGCTTATACAGCATATAAATATGGAGTAGCAGACCCAAATAGCTCACTTGGTTATGCGTATAATTACAACTGGAGTGATCTTACAAAAGAAGAAAAAGATAACTTTAAGTCTACTATTTTTGATACTCTTAGTGATGAAGATAAAGACAAATACAATAATGGACAACTTGATGATGACTATTTTAAGAAGCTATATCTAAAAACATAGAGACAGAATGCACACAAGATAGACGCTTTAAGGCAAGAGTATAATTAGATTATAAACAAACTTGGATAGGAAGATTTAGAACAAACTCCTGCAGAAAGAGTAGCAGCTTTAGACCGTATAAAAGAAATTCAAAAAGAAACAGCTAAAGCTATAGTTGAAGGTAGATTAGAAGAAAAGCATAATAGAAAGAGAATAGCTCATAGACAATTTCTTGAAGATGGTGGTATTACTAATGATGATATTGATAATCTTAATACTGAGAATGAAGATCCATCAGTAAGAAGCGTTGTTGAAGAAAGACAAAAATAGATAAACGAAGAGCGTCAAGTTGATAAACAAGATGTTACGCAAGAACCTATACCTCCTGTAGTGGATAGTTCTTATGACGAATAGGTTCCTACGCAAGGTGATGATTATACAAATGAAAATTATAATGAAGATAGGCCAGATAAAGATGAAAGCTATGAGCAGAAAGAGCCTGTTATGAAAGATAATGATGATGTAGACGTCTCTCAGCAAGAAGATGAATTAGAAGGTGCTTCTGATGCTCAAAGAGAACTACATGAACAACTGTATGGTAAAAAAGAAAAGAGTAAGAATAAACAAAATACTCCTACTCTAAAAGCTAGCCATTCAAAAGACTTTGGTAAAATAAGCAAGTTTTTACAAGATATATTAGATGAATATACAACAGATAAGTAGATTAGAGAAATACCAGATGGTACTGTTATAGCTAGAGTTATAGATCCAGAAACGTTTGATGTAATAGACTTTATAATTATAAACAAAGATGGCTATATAAAAATAACACGTATAAAAGACGGAGAGGATATAGGCAACAATACTACTACAGGTTTTAACATTCCAGAAGGATATAGTGTATCTGATGAAGATCTTGAAGGTGTTCAAGGAGTTAGGATGAGCGTTGTTAGTTGGGATTCTGATACTCATGCAGAATTTGACGGTTTTGATAAAGATGGTAATAGAATATCTGGTAATATAGATACTAATGCAGTTGTAAGCAAAACTGTTGATATAGATACACCTGTAGCATCTCCACTTTCTGTAGACAAAGAAGATACAAATCAAGGATAGCAAGAAGATCAACCTCAAGACGATTAGTCACAAGATGATCAAAAAGATAATCCTACAGAAAGCTATGATGATAAAGATGGCTAGTTGAATGATAACGGCGATAATGATCTTGATGTAAACTCTGGAAATCGTTCTGCAAAATCAGCAGAAGATCAATTTGGTAAAGATTTAATTATTGAAGATCATGATGATGATTCACTCAATAGCGATAGGCCAGATTCAAGTGAATTACAACCAGGCGAAGAACATAAACAAAGTATTCCAGATCCAAGGTTAGTTGGAGATCATGATGATGTGTATAGAAGATTATTAGAATCTACATTCTTCTATCAACCAGATTCAAAAGATACTATTCGTCTTACTGTAAATGGTAAAGATCTTAAGTTTAAATATCCAGTAAAACCTAATTCTGAGTTAGCTCAAAAGTTAGTACAACGTGGTTGGTTTGGTAGCGTTAGAAAATATTATGTTGTATCTGGAAAGAATTCAAAAGATACTAATTCGTTTACAGTATCTCTTGTAATTGAAGATGACAAATCTAAGTCAACATATATAACAACAATAAAAACTCCATCTTCTTATTATTACATAGATAAGTTTGGTATGGAGAGATCTGTTGATGGTATATAGAAGTTAATTAATCAACTTAAATTTATAGGTGTTGATAAAGACCGGTATCCATCAGCTTTAATTGAAGCTAGAGAAGAGGCTTATAGTAGACATGTAGACGCTAAACCAGTACCAAGCAATTTTAAGTATGAAGAACAATATCAATATGCTTTAAAGCGCTGGTATAATGATGCTAGAAAATGGTATGAGACTTTATCATACGAAGGGGAAGAAGGTAAAATTAAACGTGGTATAGAATATAACGCAAGGCGTAAAGCTGCTACTGGTAGAATTCTTACAGATTCTCAAGTTTGGGAACAGATAGAGAATTTAATTAATAGTAGAAACGCTATCATTGAAGCTTATTGTGATAAAAATGAAGATGGCGTTTATTCTATTCCAGATCAAATTAAAACAAATGTAGTTCCAGAAGAGTCTAGAATATCTAATGGTAGTATTACTAAAGATGGCAAATTACATTCAATATCTAAAGAAGGTAATGAATTTGGTATACCTACTGATATAAAAGAAATAGATAGGTAGATAAAAGAGGGAGAATTATTATTTGGTTTTGGTCGTGGTAGATTTGCAGATGACCCATATACTATATCTAGTATAAATGGTCCAGATACACAGTATAATGGCATTGGTTACTCTGGTACAATATATTTAATGCATCAAGGCCCATGTATGAGCGAAGTGTTAGTTCCTATTACTCTTAGTGAACAACGTTTTGATAAAAACGGAGACGGTGATGTAGTTACACCAGAAAATGTACAATTATCATTTGATCCTACTACTGGTAAATTAAATGGTAATTCTAAACCTTCTGTTGCTGAAGTATTACTATACATGATAACTGGTAAGTTATCTACTGAATATTTACCATCATCATCTATAGATACAATAAAATCGTTTGCTGATTTTATTATAAACAATGGAGAGTCTACTACAAAGATAGGTACTAAGAAGAGTTCTTTAAATAGACAAAAGTTCTTAGCTGATAAGCAGATTGCAGTAGTTGATAATCACGGTGTAGCATGTTTGCAAATAGTTAATACTGATAGCAATGGTTCTAAATCTGCAGAATATATTCCTATAGCTTCATTATTTGGAACTAATAGTGATGATATACGTAAACATGTTGTATCATATATTGCAAAGAACATGCACTGGAATACTGATGTTGACGCAATGTCTCACGAGTTTCCACATGAAATTATAAACGTTATCAGAAAGTACTTCCAAAACAATAAAGGTAAGTCTAGTTTTTCTATATGTGGAGTAAAAGAACTTACATTTGATAGAGACGATTTGTTTGATAATGATAATGGTACGTTAAAGTATAATCATACAAATGTATTATCTTGGATGGTTAAAGCTGGTAAATTATTAGCTACAACCAACGAGTAGAATGTATTTAAAGCTCCATTTGTGTATGCTACTGGTGTTAGAACAGAAGAAGCAAAACAAGCTGTATCTGACGCTAGAAGCCAAGTAAAACCAACAAAGGCTGATAAGAAAGCTGGAACTGTTACTATTAACAGTAATACTACTACATAGCATCAAGAGGCTGATAGGTTTGACTCTAAGAGTATAGAAAGAATAAAATCTAAATTAGGGTTTAAAGCTGACTAGATGGATTTTTGGCTTGTAAGAGGTTAGAAAGAATCACAAGAAAAGCTAGCTGCATTCTCTGGAGAAAACGCTAAAGAAAGAGGTGGCTTAACTGACATAATCATGTTAGATATAGATAAGTCTGACTTTAAGCTAAGAGGTGATAGTGGTAGTGAAAAGCTAAATAACTTTATAGAAGACTTCAAACAAGCTGTTAAAGATAAGCTGCAGAAATACGCCGAAGTATACGAAAAAGAGAATGGCGTTAAATTTGACGTAGATAAACTTGAGATAAACGAAAATGTATTAAAGAATACAGCTAGAAGTTTATTTAATGGTACAGCTGTTCCTCATGTGTCTATATTTAAGAATGGTTCATCTTAGTTATATTTTGTATCTACAAGTTCTTTATTAGGTAGAAATAATACTATTACTGGTGTATTCTCAAGAGAAAAACAGAAAGGCACTGTAGATATGCAAAAAGCTCGTGAATGGATAGCTGATAGACTTGGGATAAAACCAGATCATGTAGTTGTAATAGATGGTGTAATGAAGAGCGCTCAAGATGAAGATGTATTTGGTTTAATGGATGTTGTAACAGATGTTCTAAATCAAGGCGATTCTCCTATCTTTATGTTTAGCGACAAAGCCGGTATAGGTATACAATATCATGAAGCTTGGCACTATGTAAACCTATTATTGCATAATAAACATCAAAGACAATAGATTTACGACGCTTATGTAAAAGCTCACCCAGAGTTAAAGAATAAGTCATACAAACAAATAGAAGAACTCTTAGCTGAAGACTTTAGAGAATATGCAGAACTACAAAACAGAAAAGGAATCGTTGGATTTATAAAGAGAGCTTTTGATAATATCAAACGCTTCAGTGGTTTGTTTAGAAATAAGTACGCTATGTATGACGTATTTAGGAATATAAACAATGGAAAGTATAGATTACAGCAAATAGATAGAGAGTCTTTACAGCAATTTAAGATGGCTTATAAGAATGGTGTTAACAGCAAATCATTCTACGTGTCAAATATCGCTCCTGAGCGCTTAAATAAGCTTCAGGGTATAGATACTAGGCAGTAGTTCTTTTAGGCCGCTACAAGCCTTGCAAATAAGCTTATAGACGATTATTCTTTAGATTCTACTAAAGGTATAAATGATATTAAGTATGATGATATACAACAATTCTTAACTAATCTAAAGAGTTAGAATCCAGATGTAGACCCATCTATACAAAGAATTATAGACTCTATAGCTAAGAATCCAGATGTATTTGTATCTATTGTAAGTAATATACTTAAACAGTACTCTATAGATCTTAGAGAAGACGCTTTTAAGATTAAGCAATCACAAGTACAGGAAAGCGAAACACAAGAAGCTCAAGATACTGGAGATAAATCTGGTAATACTTATGATAAAGATCCTTTATCTATAAGTAAGAAAGACAATGTAGCAACTAGAGCTAAATTATTCTTAGGCTAGATTAAGAAAATGCATGCTGAAATAGATCCATTTACTGGTGAAAAGACTTTTGTTTATGACAAAGACCCTATATTTGGTAATGCTGTATATGTACCATTTGATCAAGCTTGGAACACTATACTAAATAGCCTTTGGGATACCGACTCTTATGCTAAGATTGGCAAAGATAATAAATATGATAAACACTCTATAAGAGGTGTTGTTTAGAGATTAGCAGAAGCGTCTCCATTCTTTGAGGCTTTAGATAAAAAGTTAGATCTAATTAAAGACGATCTAGAGTTACAAAGTCAAATACACTCTACTATAAGAAGCCAGATGGCTTAGATGATGTAGACATGGATAAGCGATCCTAAGAAGAAATCTTCTAATAACTCTATGAGTCTTGGTGATGATTAGTTAAGTGAATATGAGTCATCTAAAAGTAAAGGTGTATCTGTTGTTAAAAGAGAGTGGGAATTAGTAAATGATAATCAGCTTAAAGCCATAAAGTCTATACCTAGAATATGGTCTTAGAATCTATATCAAGCAGGATTGATAAATTCTGAATAGATGCCTATTATATCTAAAGAGTTTACAGACGGACTTAGGTAGAGAAAGATGCGTGCATTACAGTATACTTCTAAACATAAGTTTTATCCAAAAACAAAAGAAGATATTGGTCCAGCTTATAGCGAATTATCAGATATACTTGTAGATCTATTTAAATATCTATCAATACCAATCGATAATGAAGTATTAGAGACTTATGTAAATAATGAGGTTGGTGAAAATAAGCTAACTGATAAAGCTGCAAGATACAAAGTACTACAATCTCTTGTAAAATCAGACAAGATTGGTAGTATTAGTAAGATTATGCAAAATATTATATCTAGTACTGGTAAATCTAAAATTAAGTCTGGTAGAATTGAAATGGATCTTGATCGTGTATTTAGCGGTTATAAGAATGATTCGTAGATTGCACAATTAGCAAGAGCTTATAATGAATGCTATCCATCTCCATAGCAATTTAGTGTTACAGCTCCGGATGGAACTCAAAGATACCCAATATCAGAGAACAATACAATGTCTGATATTATTCGTATATTAAATCATGATACAGATCAAACTATAGAAAGCTTACAAAGATCTGAGTATTGTAAACATTCTTTACTTTTAGATATAGCTTCACAATCTGATCATGAAACATCAAGTAGAGCTGGCTAGTTTAAGTTAAACTACTTTGTAGGTCTTAGAGATATTGATAATAGTATTGGTAGAGACTATCATGGAGTTACATAGCTTGAAGATTATATAGCTAAGATGTTGATGACTTCTAAAGATATGTTAGTATTGCCTACTATGGCTGATAAAAAGACATGGTACGCTATATCACAACAAGGTCTTAGAATGCCACACAACGTTGTATCTTATGATAATTTCCAGCTAGATCAATATACGATGGATATACTAACTGGTTACTTTAGAGATGAATTAAATTCTGTAAAACAGTATTATAGTAAAGAAAACATAGAATATCTTATAAAACATCCAGAAGCTCTTAGAAAAAACTTCCATGGTGAATTAGAGAATGGAAGAATTAAATGGGGTGGAAATGGAGGAAGGTTTAGGTATTTCTCTGATATATTTGTTGATTAGTCTCTTGATGAAGATTATCAAGGTTCTCAAAAAGATCTAAACTCTATATTGCAGTACGAGTATCTTCGTGAACAAGAAGATATAAAAACTGAAGATGGTATATTTAATATCAGAAAACTTCGTGACGATGATAATGATATAGATGGTTTTGAGTATATAAGATAGAGGTTAGATAAGTTTGAAGAATGGCTTAATGGAGACGGTCTTAATGAATTGTTACAACAGAAAGTCAAAAGTATGGTATATGCCGAATTAAGGACAGTATCAAAAGATGGAAACTTAAAGTTGGGCAACATTGATGAAAATGGACAATTTGTTCCAACAAAGATACCTCAAATACTACTTAGACAATATGCAGAATTATTTAAACAACAAGGATTACCAGTAAATACTAATAATGTATATATGAATGATAATATTAATGATTTAGCATTGTCTTTAATGACTAATCATGTGTTGTCTTCAATTATCTCTACAATAGAGATGGAAAAAGTATTCTCTGGAGATCCAGCATTCTATAAAAATAAATTTAAGACCAAACAAATGAAGTTTGATGGTAAATTCTATGATATAGACGTTGTTAATGAAAAACATTCTGATAAGATTAAACGTCTTGGAGCTTTGTTGTCACCAGGTCAAAAAGTTAAGACTGATTATTCTGAAGAACAACTTGAGAAATATCCAGAATTACAAAATAGAAAGTACACTGTATTAAATGTATCTGATATTAAGACTAAGAGTGAATACTTAAAAGAAATAAAAAATATATTTACTCGTCAGTATATGATTGATGATATAGAAAGTTCTACAGACCAAGAATTTACTAAGAAGCTAATAGAAAAGAACGGATTTGATAACGTTAAAGATTTTGTAAAAGCTATATATCAAGACGAGAAGTTATTCAAGAAAGTATTAAGTAGTTATCCTAAAAATCTTAGGGATTCGTTTGTAAATCAAGCAGACTCAAATACATCTACATATGGAGATATAACAGTTTCTGATGCACAAGTTATAATTAGACCTGCTTTATATAGAAAGATAAGAATAGGTCTTGGAACATGGAGCTTTGGAGATGAATTCTCAGACTATTCAGACGAGATGGCTTATAACATACTTGAGAATGACCAAGATTGGCAATCAGATCCAAAGAAAACTAAGATTGTATCTAAGTTAGAGTTATATCCATTAAAGATGTCTTATTTCTAGAATGCATCGCAATAGTTAGGAGATGGATTTATTAATCTCCCTATATACAACAAGATGGCTATCTTCCCAGCATTTAAGTATATGCTACAATCAGATAATGGTAAAGCTATATACGAAAGAATGAATAAGAAGGGTAACGAAATAGACATGCTAGCTTTTGATTCTGCTATTAAGGTTGGTGCTAACCAACAGCAATATATACCATACAAGAAAGGCGTTAGCAGTCTTGATGATATGGATACAAAGTCTCTTAAGCAGAAGTCAGATAAATCTATATTACCTAGTGATGATATATTTAATCCTGGTGGAAAATTACAGATTCAAGTACAAGATCTTGACGACTTAAGAATGCAGCTTAATACTGAAGCTCACGAAGCGTTAGAAAGAGCATTTGGTACACAGGCGTTAAAATTATTACTATCAAATATAAACGACGAACTTGATTATGGAATTGGAAAAGATTCTAGTCCAATAAAAGGTAAGGAGCTACGTTCTCAAATAATAAACTTAATAAATGCGCTAACTCAAAAAGGTGTACAAAATGTAATAAACGAGTTTGGTATAACTGTTAATAATGGTGACATTAGAGCTAACAACAAAGCTGTATAGAAGATCTTAGAAAGAGTTGTAAAGACTAACGGTGTCGGTGAAAATGCTATAGAGTTATTTAGAAATGGCGGTTTAGCTGAAGCGTTAGGGTCTAGATTATTATTTGAGCAGTCTATATCTAAAGTTGTAAATAAGAGAGTTGTAGATGTAAATCTTAATGGTGGCTCTGCAGTGCAGCAATCTGTATTTGGTCTTGTAGGAAAGAAAAAAGTAGATGACGAAGAAGGCGGTCTACATGTTCTTAATGGTGGTAGAAAGCTAAAGTGGATTAGGAAAGATAATTCTATGGAGATAATGCTTAGCGTTAGACTATTTAGAGATATTATTCCGAAAGAAGAGCAAACTACATATAAGAATATGCGTCAGTGGCTTATAGATAATGATATTATACATGGTGCAAAGAGCGATAGAATTAAACCATTAACTGATGATCAAATTAAATTCAATGACGATCTCGATGAACAATTTACATCTGGTATATTAACAACAAAAGCTAATATAGATCTGGAAAATAATCACATAAATTCTATATGGGATGCTATTACTAATCAAGACAAGCTAAAAGAAGATACTAAAAAAGAAGTTGAAGAGTATCTTATATCTGCAGGATATAAAGATGGTTTGAATACTAAGAAATACGAACAAGTATCTCATGCTGGTGAACAATCTAACCCCAAACCAATAGGTATTGGCTATCGTATTCCTACACAGGGTATGTCTTCTATATTCGCATTTACAGTTGCTGATATATTGCCAGACAACAACGGTGATAATATTATAGTACCAGAAGAGTTTACTAAACAAACTGGTTCTGACTTCGACGTTGATAAAATCTTCGTTGCTATGAAAGGTTATAGAAACGGAAGTGAAGTTAATGTAGACGACGCTTCATAGGACAGCTTTGATATGGCTGGTAAATATGATGCAAAGGAGATAAGAAATAGTCTTATATAGAAATATATAGATGTTCTTACAGATTCTAGAACTTTTGTAGACGCTAGAGGTTCTATTGATACGGTTACTGAAAAGATAACTGGTGAATTGCTGCCAAAACTTAGAAAGAAGCAAGATCGTAGATCTATGTATGAATTATTACCTTCATTCCAATCTCAGACTAAAGCTGAGTTTATGACAGGTAAGGATGGTATTGGCCCATATGCATTAGCTACAACAAACTTAGCATTTACATAGACAGCACATCTAACTATAGATTTTGGTCATCTTGGAGAAATATACGACTTAGGTGCTTTAGATCAAATAAAAGGTAAAGACGGAATGTATATATCTGCTTGGTTATCAGCAATGGTTAATGCGCATGTGGACGTTGCTAAAGACCCATATATCTCATTAATCAATATTAATCCTGCTACATATTCTATATCAGAACTACTATTAAGAGCTGGTAAAGGTATATAGACTTTCTCATTCTTAGCTCAACCAGCATTAGTCAAATATGCTAATTTAGTTAACGCTCATAATGGTATCTATCTAGAACAATCTGAAAAAGATATGTCTATATAGAAATATCAACAAGCCAAACTATTAGAACTAAAGAATGAGTATAGAGATAAATTAAAAGAATCTTTATCACAAGTAGAATCAGATAAATCTCTTACTAAAGAACAAAAATCTGATATTAGTAATAAGATATTAGTTCTATTGTCTAATGATACTAGAGATATAGCTAAAGCTATAGAAGATAGTAAGATTGTATTTGACTATGATGAAGGTATTTATTCTATATAGAATCCAGATTCTTATAGAAGTCATATGATGTAGCTATATTCCATATTAGCATTCTAGAATCTAACTAAGTATGCTGATGCTCTAGAACAACTTGTACAATGTTCTTAGGTAGACACAAAGAAGTTTGGTAATAGTATTACAGATCACTGGAATTTCTATAACAAATATGAATCATTTAAATATCTACATAAAGACCCAGATTCAAAAGATGCAATAATTTGGAAAATAAACGACGAAGCTCATAGTAATCTTGAAAACGAAGACGCTCTCGAATATTACTTTGACAAGCTATGGATTTCTGATAAACTTAGTAAAGCTACATAGCTTACAAGAGGTATATTAAAAGATTAGCTATTTACAGCTACGGATGAATATAATGTGCTATATCATTCAATAATGTATAGTCTTCTTGGTGATCCATTTGGCTTTAAAGGAGAAGCTAATGAGTATAACTTCTATAGATCAACAAGTGATAAGAAATTTATACAAGCTATTAGTTCATCTATAAACGCTATAGCTAGACATAATATGCTTATGAACTCTAAGATATTAACAAAGAGTAAAGATGGCAGCTATACTGGATATATAGACTTTACTATGAATGGTGATAAAGATGCTGTATTCAATAAAGTAATGTAGCTTGTATACGGTAATCCTCAATCTGAAGATAGATATTATCATAAGAGTATATTCTAGAACTATGCAAACTTTATTTATAAGTTATAGAATGGATTATTAGGAAGTGAGTTTAACGATCTGTTAGATGACGCTGGTAATATAAACAACGAATTCTTAAACTATTATATATCTAAGATAGATAATAAGTTCCAGATTGGTAGATTTACTACTAAGATGTCTTATATAAACGTAGATCCTAACCAAAGATTAGTACTATAGTCTGCATTACATCAATTATTAACTCACAGCAATAGTTATGTAAGAAGATTGTTTAGAGATATTGTATTCTATGATTATTATTCTACATACAACAATGATTCATTTAGTTCAATATTTGATCTAGTTCCTATAGAATTTAAGATGCAATATGTTCAGAGTATAACTGATTCTATGAAATCTGAAGATCTAATTGGTAGAATATCAGAGAATAGTGGCAAGATTAATCCAGATGAATATATAGATACTATATGTAGAAACTATTGGTATAATGATAAGATCGTTCCTGTATACAGCTTAACACAACAAGCTTTTGCTTAGACGAAACTTGGAGCTGAGAAGTATCTACTTCCAAACTATGTTAATGGAAACAGAATTCCTGGTGCTATAATAACATCAAAAGGTGGTAATCATCCATACTTTAAAATACACGTTGGTAATAAATACTATTTGTATAAGAAGATAGGTAGTGTAATGAAGGGTAAGAGTACCTATCGTGATATTTATGTCATATCTCCAAAATTGGGTATTCACCAAGGCGGTAATCATCAATACGAATTCTATACAGGTTCTTTAAATGAATCTATATTCGATGACAACTTGTTGCCAGAGACGTTTAATTATAGTAATGTTGAAGCAAATGTAATTAATTACATAAATCAACTTAGCCCTATTGGTAAAGGCGATAATGCTGTTAAACTTAAGTATAAAGAACATAATGCTGCATTTACAGGATTTAGTAATGCTAACTATTATCAAGTATCAGAACAGTAGAAGAATAGTTATAACTTAACACAGAACGCTAAAGGCGATGTTAGAATTATATATTCTAATAATCCTTAGAAGTATGCAGAATCTAGGAATAATCTTAAGATTAATATAAACAATGAACAAAAGACTGGTGTAAATATAGATTCTAAACAAGATGCTACAAAGGTTGTTGATGATATTGTTTCAAGTCTTGGTAACTTTGATAAAGATAATGAGAATTTAAATATATATATTAGCGGTAGACTTGGTGATTTTAATATAACAGACGCTGATAGGTCTGAATATATTAGTAATCAACTAAGTTAGATGGTTGAAAGATACAAGTTAGAATATCCAGATGCTACAGTCGATGATATAAATGAAGTTCAACAACAGTTCTTAGTAGATATACAAAGTAAAGTTGATGATAGTATTAAACAGCTAAAGAATAATCAATTTGTTGATAGAATTATCAAAGACTTACTTGTTAGAGATTATTCTATAAGTAGTATATCTACTGATGATTTTGATGGCATTGGAGAAGCTGCTGTAAGATCTGCTTAGCTAAATCAAGAAGACTTTGCTACAGCTCAACCTGCTTATATTATATATGATAGAAGTAAATATACACAAGACAATATGTCTAATATAAGCGAAAGTATAGCTAAGTTTGATGATGAAGATTTCTTAACATCATAGCAAGACGATGACTTGTTAACAGAATTAAAAGATGTTAATGATGGCAAAGATGAAGCTATTGATAATGCTAGAAAAGATATGGTTAAAGACGAAAATGATGTTAGCGATATACTTGGTGGACTAAAACAAGTAGATGACAATTCTTTTGATTCATTAGATAGTTCAACTAGTGATGGTACTAAAGATTCTAATAATAATTCTTCAAATAATCATTCTTATGGAGATCGTATTAAACCAAATAGTGGATATGTATTTGTATTTGGATCAAATCCAGAAGGCAGACATGGCGCTGGTGCTGCAAAAATTGCCGCTACACAGTTTGGTGCTAAACGTGGAGTTGGTGAAGGTTTAGTTGGCGATTCTTATGCTCTCCCTACAAAAGATCTTCGTATAAAGAAAAATAGAGGATTGAGGAGTATATCATCAAAAGATATTACTAACAACATTAGAAAGATGTATGAAGTTGCTAAACAAAATCCTAACAAGAAATTTGCAGTAGCTTATACAAATACTGAAAGAGCGTCACTAAACGGATATACAGGTATAGAAATGGCCAATATGTTCAAAGAAGCTGGACCTATACCAAATAATGTATATTTTAGTAACGCTTGGATTAATGACGGTCTAATTAAAAATAGTGATTACGAACAAGCTGAAAATATTTCAGAAGACGCTGTTAGTACAGAGGGATTATTATTTAATAACAATAACGACATTGATAATCTACTCGGAGGTATGAAACAATTTGAAGACAATATTATATAGCATGATGATAGTAAGTTTGAAAAAGATGCTATGGATGGTTGTAAAAGTATAATATAAACTGATTAATTATGATAATGTGTCCTATGTTAAGTAACCCTTAGGTGGCTAGGGAGTTTAACGAGTTAAAAGAAGCCACAAGTGAAAAGGCTGCCTATCATATTTGGTCAGCTAATAACGGAAATAGTATAGATAAAGCCTCAAATGGGGCTTAGTCTATATTGTTTGATCAACTATTATAGCAAACAAAAGGTAATCGTGTAGAAGCTATACGTATAAAATCTAAGATATATCAGAGAGATTTTACTAATTGGTTTGGCGATTGGGTTAATGATCCAGAACATTCATCTAAAGCTGTAGATGCTAATGGTGAGCCTATGATTGTCTGGCATGGAACAGATAGCCTATTTGATACTTTTGAAGTAGACGAAGATAATATACGTGGACGTCATTTGTTTCATGATAAGAACTCTTTTTTCTTTACAGATAGACAAGATAAAGCTCTTAAATACAAAGGAAAGTACACTATACCTGTTTACTTAAATATGCGAACTGTTGGTAAAAGTGATATGACTAGTGGTAAATTTAGAACCGCTAACGAATATATAGACTATGAAAACAGTTTAATTAAGAACGATAAATACGATTCTGCTATATTTGTTAGATATGATAAAGAAGGTGATAATAATGGATTTACACCAACTACTCAGTATGTTGTAAAGAATAATAATTAGATAAGATCTATTGTAAGTAATGATTTCTCTTCTAAAGATGGTAATATCTATGGTAATAAGGTAATACAGAAATTGCAAGATAAGTCTATAGATAAGCCGTTTAAAGAATCTGAAGACATACCTAATTCTATAAGAGAATTTATAGAGAAATAGAATCTTAAAATTAAACTTGCTAAAGCGAACCTATATGATACTTTCGGAGGAGCTACTTCTTTGTTAAATAAAGGACAAGTTGTTACATCTGACGCTATTATAAAAGGTGCTATAAAAAACAATACTATATCGTCAACTAAATTACCTATAGCGAATATTTTACAAGGTCATAAAGTTCCTATAAAGTTAATGTAGCTAGACGAAAATGTTATTGTTACTTCATTTTCTGATGAGAATGGTAAAACTGTAATTGCAGTAAATTAGAATGCTATAGATTAGGTGTCAAACGAATATTTAGCAAATGCTGTATTACACGAAGTAGCGCACGCTGTTACTGTAGGTATGATTAATAAACCTAAAACAGAATTATAGAGTAGGCTTAAGGAACTAAATGGTCAATTACACGAAACGTTTGATAAGTTCTTCGATCGTAGTAAATTCGATAGACAAGATGCTAGCGGGCTATATTATGGTTTATCTAATGAGAAAGAGTTTATAGCTGAGTTTATGACTAATAAAGACTTTAGAGATATTATATATGGAGCTTCTGTTAAATTAGATTAGTAGAATAACAACAATTCTATACTTGGTAAACTAAAGAACTTTGTAAATCGCATATCTAATACTTTGTTAGATACTAATTTGTTTAAAGGCTATAATGAAAAGCTACTTAAAGAATATTCAACTAAACTAAAAGCATATCTTTTGAATATAAATACGATTAAAGATACAGCTAAAGATCCTGCTAAGATATATAGGATAATATATGCTAATACAGATCCTGTATTGTATGGTAATCAATAGGTGTTTGATATTAACAAAATGCTATCAAGATAGCTTAAATCTTTCGAGCAAAATAACTATATAAATGTTGACAGGCTAGAATCTACATCTGGTAAAAGAGATACTGAAGAGTAGGCCAAAAAGAAACTAGATGCATTATCTTTAAAGATAGCCAGAGGTTTAAGTCAAAGATTAAAAGCCGTAATGTCTTCAAACATTGACGCTGATTAGAAGTCTAAGATATAGAAAGAGTTAGACTTGCAGATTAGTTTGTTCCAGCAAGGTCAAGAATCAGCCTATAGGGCTTTAATTTCTACAATGTCATAGTTAGCTCCACAATTACTAGATGACTCGTTAGAGGTGCTTAAAATGTCTAGTAATAACCAAGCTATATAGGCTTCCGAATTACAGTATCAATTACACGACAACTTTGGTTTGTATTCAAAGATATTAGAGAGTATTACAGAAACATTAGAATCTGCAGAAGTTATTTCTTAGTTAGAAGATCAACAAAAGAAATCTAGTCTTACAAAAGATGCAGTATTTGGTGATGTTAATGATCTTATATCAATGATTAAGAAGTGTAGATCTATTTGTGATGAGGCTAATGCATCTTTGCATAATATTCTAATAAACACTACTAGAGACATACTTGTTGGAGTAGGTAATGAAACGCATTCCATATCAATGGGAGAATATCTTGATTCTTTAAAAGAGATTGGTTATGATACTGGAGTATTCTATAAATACGGCGGTATGACCGATAAAGTTAAAGACGATGGTATTCGTGCTATAACATACTTAGTAAACAAAGCTCTAAATAGTTCGTAGAAAATGTCAAATGAGAAAAATATAAAACTATTGAAAGCGTTTAGTAAATTAGGTTTTGGAGAATCTCATTTAGACTTGTATGAAAAAGACGAGAAAGGTAGAACTACACAATATCTTGTAAGAGATCTTAACTATGGTAAGTTTTATAATAACTATCATAATTTCTTAAAAGGCTTAAACAAGAAAATATCTAAGAAGTATGGTATAATATTAGATCCTACTAATAATATAGCTCCAGATGACAATGAACAAGCTAAAGTTGAATGGAACGACGCTTTGAATGATTGGTTAGACAAGAACTGTGAAAGACCTTATAAGAAGCAATTCTATGTAGCTTATTCTAAGTTATCATCAGATACAAAGTATGAATGGGGTTTGTTATCTAAGCAGATAAGAGCTCTCAAAGAAAAAGCATATGATAAATCTGATGGTTACTATCATTATGACAGACTTGATGATAAAGACAAATCATTATTAACTGAGTTAAATGTACAAAAACGAATGTTAATGAGTGATCGCGATTATCAAGGCAATCTTAAAGAAGGTGACGAACTTAGAAAAGCAAAAGAACTACAATAGCTACACAAAGATCTTTATGGTACTGATAATAAGCGTAAAATAAAGAGAGATACTGAAGCTTGGTCTAAAGCTAGAGATAAAGTTATAGAAAAATGCGGTGGTTTTGAAGAGTTTAATAAAGCTCTAAATAATGAAGAAAATTCTTTCGATATTCAACGTCTTATTGATTGGGATAAGATGAATAGTAAGAGAGTTCTTAAACAAGACGACGAAGGAAATATATTATTATTTAAGAGAATCGAAGAAGAATCTGGAGACATTGAGTATGATGTAGATGGTGATGGTGGAGCTAAATACAACGAAGTAAAAGAATAGATCAGCAATATACTATCTATATATAGAGACTTTACTACTGGTGAAATAGCTTATCAAAGTATTCCACAAGGTGAAAAGATACGTCTAAATAAACTAGCACAAGAATAGGAAAGACTTAAAAATATTGCTAAACGTCAAAATAAAGAACTTAGAAAACAATCTTAGCTTAGAGGTAAACTATTTAGTAAATATACAAAAACAGAATTTACAGAATACTATAAGTAGGCTAGAAAGAAAGCTGCTCAAATGGATATGGAATATCCTGGTACATATGATAATTTTTTAAATAGTACATCAAGTACACGATTTGATGAATATACTGGATAGGAAATACAAACACCTCTTAGATGGTTTACTAGGATTGTAGCTAGACCAGAATATGAAGATGAGTTTATGGAATTTATTCCTGGAGATGGTTGGATTGAGCATTCTGAAAACGAACTTGCAAATCCTAACTATGATAAAGAAAACACATCGTTCTTACAGCCAAAGAGATATGAGACTGATGAAAATGGTAGGTCCATGAGGAACAAACCAATGTATGATAATACAAAGGCGTTCAACAAGGTTAAAAATTCTAAAAATCTAAAAGCGTTATATGATTTGGTTTTACAAACTAACCGCGAGATAAATTAGCTTTACGACAGATAGTCTTTTGATGAGTATTTACTCCCAAAAATAACTGGTAGTATATTTAAATACTAGAAGAATAAAACAAATTTATCTTCTGGTGTATTACAATATATAAAAGACGAACTTGGTATTGGAGATTAGAGTGTATAGCAAGATTCAGATTATGCACAAGACGTACAACGTGTTATGGCTAAAACAGACAACTTTGGTGATCTTGTAAAGCAAAGAGCACTTCAAATATCTGATGGTACTCGTCCAGATGGTTCTGAGCTGAATATGATTCCAAGATATTATATTGATAAACTTGATGATCCGTCATAGCTTAGTTCAGATCTTATAGGAATGATGGCTGAAGCATATAAATTAGCAGCTGATTATCACTTCAAATCAGAAGTAAAAGATCAATGTGAGACTATCGCTGACATGATGAAAAATCGTGATGTTTATAAGAATAAATCATTGAAGTTCTGGGAAAAACAAAGAATTGAAGGTTCTAAATCAAATACATACAACATAGCTAAAAAGTTCTTATAGATGAACTTGTATAACATTAGATCCTCTGATATAACAACATCTATACCATGGTTTGGTGGTAAAAAACTAACTGTAATTCACTGGAATAAGTTAGCTAAGTTTTTTGGTGGTATCGTAACAGCTATAAACCTTGGTATGAATATAGCTGTAGCAGAGGTTGGTTTCTTAGATGCGTATAGAGCTCATGTAATAAACGCGCTTACTGGTAGAAAATATGGACTTGCTGAAGCAACAAAAGCTGCTGGCATAGTTTCTGCGCATATATTTAAAAACTTCTTAGGAGCTAATTATATTGCTAATAGACTATCAAATGATAAGCTAATGCTAATATGTGAATATTTCAATGTAGCAGACCAAGGCGAAAAGAAAGCTAAACATTCTAATAGAAATAGACTTATTAACGCTATAAACGAAAACCATACATTTGGTATGTTGTCTGGATTTGACTTCCTTGTAAAATCACAAATAGCTACATCGGTATTGCTTTCATATAGATATTATAAAGGAGAATTCTGTACTAAAGAAGATATGGATATAAACTTATTCAGAGCTTCTAAAGAAGAAAGAAAACAAGCTATGAAAGAATGGAGAAACGGCAAAACAGCCTATAGCATACTTTCCGCGAAAGACAATTCTCTCCATGTGGATGGCGAATATAAAGAGGCATTTGAGCGCGCTGAAAATATAATTCGCGAAAGAGCTGTTAGATATTCGGAGTCTGCAGACGGTATGATGACACCTACACAGAAAGCACAAATAACTACTACTATTATAGGTTCTTATGCTATGATTCATAGACAATACGCTCCGTTAATGATGGCTGAAAGATTTGGTAATACAGTATATGATTTAAATACTCAACAGATGGATGGTGGTATATTTAGATCTGGCGCTAAAGGTTTTTATTATATAGCAAAAACTCTTACAAAATTCTTAACTGGAAGTGTTAGGAATATGTCTGTAAAGAAAGGCTATGTTGACGCTAAAGATTATTACAATTCTAAATTCAACAATAAAGATTCTTTAAAAGACTATATGGAAAGCAGATATATCAACTATGCAACAAAACAAATTATTACTGAGATTGCTGTAGGTAAGATTATTTCTGTCTTTGCTTCAATAATTGCTAATTCAGCTAAAAATGAAACTGATAAAGATAAGCGTAGAGAATTATATCTACTTGCATATATAATGCATAGATTAGAATGGGAGTCTTTAACGCCATATAGAGCAGACGATATGTTTAACAACATTAAATCACCAACTGCTGCTACGAGTGTTACAGATAAAATGGGCGACGTTACAGAATCGTTTATGCGAACGTATTTCCCATCAATGTCTAATAGCCTATATGATACTTTTCAAAATACTAAAACCCAGAATAAGTATAATCCTACTGTCTCAAGAGGAGAATACAAAGGTTGGTCAAAAACGAATAAAGCATTATTTAAACTATTACCTTATCATAACTTCTATGAACAAGTATATGGCTCTGAAGCTAAAGATAGGTACTTTGTAAATCAAATTATGAAACAAAACGATTAATATAAAAAATAAACCCGGACTACTCTCACGAGCTGCCCGGGTTTTTCATTACACTTACTTTCTCCAAAAATCAAAACATTCTTCAATTCTATTATTGGGCAGCATGCCAACACCAGACTTATATACAACATTTGCACATAAGGCAATATTTATAGGTATCATGAATTTATAAAATCCATCAATAAAACCGTAGAAGCTTTTTTCTTTGGATAACGAAAAATATACCCAATGTCTATACTTAGCACTACTAGTAGTTAATCTAATATAAAGATAAGTATTTAAACCTTCTTTACTAATATAGGCATTGGATAATATCTTTTCTGTAATCACTCCCTTAGTTTTTATTACTAAAGGAATGACATACAGTATATTTTTATTTAACATATAGAACTAGCATCTTGTGGGTTATCGTAATCTTCAATACACAAAGAATCATCAAAACTTTCAACACACAAAGTGTTGTCAAAAGTGTTAATTACTAGCTCATTGTCAAATTTGTTCTCTACGTTATAAATGTGACTCATAGGTTCTTATATTTATAAGTTTAACTTTTCTGCGCCATCACCAATATAATACTCAACAGTATGTTCCCATTTGTTGTTAGCTTGGTGCCAGCGTATATCTTCTAAAGCATCCATAATAGTATCTAGTCTACTATGAATCTGGCTTTCTGTAAATTCAAAAACACGTATCTCATTACGTCCAGTTGTGTCTATACCGATGATATAGTACTTAAAAACCCAATCATTATTTGGTTCTTCTTTAAGTACATTTATAATATACCATCTTAAAGCATGCTCATAAAAGCACAACTGTCTTAAGTAGTCATAATGATTCATAGACTCTTCAAAACAACCTATGTTTACAGTTGTCTTTAAGTCCATTAAAGTACATATTTTGTTCTTAAAATCAAAATGACAACTATCAATCAATGATTTACACTGCACTCCACACATACTCCAATTTATATGGAATTCATGGTGTAGTTCATCTTCTTGTCCTATATACTCATTCTTAAGTAGTTTAGAAGCAAGTTTATGTCTTTGAATATTTTCTGCTATCTCCATTAACGTTCTAGCATAATATGGAGATATGAGTTCTCTATTATCGTTTGACTTAAGATACTCTATATAATCAGAGTACTCCTCAGCCATTTTAAGAGCCTTAGAGAGCACCAAATCATCTGACTTGGGTAAACCCTTATAGCTCATACGATAAGCGCTTATAGCGGCTCTATTTGGCTCTATTTCAACACTCTGTGCAAATTCCTGACAGAACTTCTCCTGTTGTAATGAAGAAGGTCTACTTTTATCCCAGACTAAATAGTCTTTATGGAATTCTTCAGGCTGTAACAAGTACTCATGAATCATAGTTCCACGAGATAACTGACGACCACTTTCGCCTTCAATTTCACCTGTTAGCATAGAATGTAAATAGGCTGGACCTTTTTTAAGAAACCAGCCTATGTTAGAGTTACTTATACGAGTCATATCCTCGTAGTAAGGTATCTTTATTTCCATATTACTTTACAGATAAGTTCATGTCATTGAACAACTCTTCAAATGTATCATTTGGGTTTTCATTAACCTCGTCTATGAACGAACAGATATTATCAAAGCTAATACAACCAAAACTGTTTTGAATAAAATCAAATACAGGTTTAGCTTCTTTCTTATCATCAAGCTTGTCTTCAATGACTGCTTTGATAAGATCTTTATCCATTTCGTCAAACTCTTTCCAGTAACGTATACGCGAACATCTATCAAGTAAAAATCTACTAACTTCGCTATCGTCGTTACATGTGAACAACATTAATTTCTTACCAGATGAGTTTATTCCATCCATAACCTTCAACAAATAAGAATCGTCATAGTCCTTACCAAACTTATCAATTTCATCCATAATTATACAGACTTCTACATCTGACAATTGGTTGAATAACTTGGTAAGTATTCTTGGATGAAGTGACTGATCTAATAAAATAATAGGTAGCTTTGAATCAATTGCAATATCCTTTAGCATTACTGTCTTACCAGAACCCTTAAGCCCAGATAACATTACACCAGTAATACCGTCTTTAGAATTGTTAAAGTGTTTTATCACTTTATTCATGAAGTGGCAACTATCATCGCTAACGTAAACTTTCTTAGGTAGTTGTAAACCAGGAGACTTAATCAATGTTAATTCATCCATATAATCATCATACTCTACATTATATACAGTAGATGGTTCTAGTTCATATTCTATACCTTCAGTATTACGTCTGAAAGATATATTATCACCAACCTTTAAAAATTTACTTTCTTTTTGTACTTTTCCCATAATTCTTTTGACTTAAAAGTTCTTGAATCATTTCATCTACTTGCTTATGATTTCTCACAAGATAACACTTCATTTTACTTCTGTGTTGTTTCAAGTAGTATTTGAATAGTTTCCATCGTAATGGAAAACTATCACCCATCAGGCCTTTACATTCTACAACAAAACCATTGCCTATAAAGTCTGGTAAATATGTCATAGCACGTATTTTCTCCTGATTATACTCGAACTTTGGCAAAAGAGTAAAGTGCTTTGGCTCATACTCAACTGGTATTCCAGCTTCCATAAAAGCTTCATAAGTATAGCATTCGAGTTTACTACGAAAATGTAGCCCATACTTATCGACCTTTGTCGCGTTCTTTACTCTCCCTTTAGATTTCATAACTGCATTTAATATAATCTATGCCGTTAATAGTTTTCTTTATACCAGCATCAATAATTGCTTTATTATCTTTGTCGGTAACAGTTATAAAGTCTGTATCTTTAGACTTTATATATCGTATGTAACCTGCATCCATTTCGATTATCTTAGACATAGACTTAAGTGCTATAGAACACCCAAGCATACCTCCAAGAATACCTAATAGAGCAGATAGAATCAACGTTTCAATCATACTTATTTAATGTTTTTGAAAGCCAATCTTTTACAGTATTAAAGCTATTACGCTTAACTGCATCAGATATATCTTTCGCTTTAAACTTCTTATGAACGAAAAAAGCATCAAATTTATACTCTTTACTATACTTACGAGCTTCAACCATTCCAGTTTTATCTCTATCATATAGTATAAGTATATGTTTCCACTTACTCCTAAGACTTTTTAGAATATTGTCTGGAATAAATGTTGTTTCACTTGAAGCTGCTATAGCATTAAAACCCATCTCATATAAACACATTACGTCTTTTAAAGACTTTGTGATAATTAAGAGATTCCCTCCATCCTTAGGCAACTCGGCTAATCCCTGAACATACTCATTTGTCAAATTAGTACGCCATTTAGTATACTTGGATGCTAAAGGTCGGTAGATCTTAAATCTATCATATACCTTGTATGCATACATAGGATTAGTTTCTTTGTAGGTTCCTCTGACGACTCTATTACAAAGAAAGTATTTAATGCTAAACACTTGATACTTTTTTAATGTATCAAGTGAGATATGAAATTGCTTCCAATATCTTTTATCTATATCTGTGAACGGTTGTCTAACGATTCCTATATCCATAACATTACTTACGGTTTGGGTGTAAGTCTGTTGACGTATAGACATATTAGGATTCATTTTACGAACTATTCTCAGTAATTCTCTTTCAAGTTCTTCTCTTGTCTTTATTTCTTTGATTAACTTAATAAATTTTATAGCGTTTCCACCATCTCCAGATCCATGATCTTTGAAGAATAATCCACCTTGTTTACCACGAAATATAGCAAAAGAGGGATTTTTGTCATCATTCCTTAGTGGACTGTTGATAAGTTTCCCTATTTTTATACTACCTAGATAGTATGTATAGATACTTTGATCGTCCAACATTGACAGTAAGTCTTTAAGACTCATTGTAATTGCTGTTTTTGTACTATACATTTGACTTATAAGTTCTTGTTAGTGTGAGTATCATAAGAATCGAACTTATGCTTGTTCCAAAATACCCTAAATAGCCTTTTTAAAGCGATCTAAGACGTTATAATAGCATTTGTGTATAATTATACCAGAAATACCTTAAAACGCCTCAGATCGCTTCTAAATAGCCTTAAAATCAATGTAATGATTTCGATTGTGTCAATTTGTAGAGAATCTTTAAGAATGCATCTATCTTTAAATCGTTATAGAAACAATCGACATTGTAATCAAATTGTATCTTACGAGCTAGACCAAACTTATAGTCTACGTAGTTAAATATAGCTTGACCTTTTCGTATATGTTTAGGTCGAGTTAATTCAACTTCCTCTATAATTGACTTTTTAAAATTTTCGTAACTCATAATCTATGAACATTGGTATTGTGACGCGCTGAGAATCGAACTCAGTATATGCTAAACTATGGCAAACATGCATATATACCGTACGCGCCGTGTGAGGTTTTTACAGAACCTCAAAACTGTTCTTGTTGGATTTGTCCACCAGTGACTATTTACCATTAAAATGGCAGGTCGTCACCACCTGATGCCTGAGTACTATCAACTGTTAAAGTTGTAGCAAGAGGATCCGCTGATGTCTCAACGTCTGCGACTACTTGTCGCTCAAAGTTATCACGTGCAAATTTCTTAATCTCTGTCTCCGCTTTATCCATAGGTTCTACAAAGATACCATTCTTAGATACTTGAGTATAGTTGTTCTTATCATAAACGACCTTAAGACGTAAAGCCTTTTTAGTTGCTATTATAGGAGTCAATGTACTCTGTACCCAATCAATCATCTCTTTGAAAGTATTAAACTCACCTTCAATCTTAGGGAAATAGCAGTTAATAATCTGCATTATACGACCAAACTGCATGTTGTCACGACGCTGTAAATCCTCGTCGGTCTTAGTCCACATGCTTTTTTCATTCTTCCACTCTGACATCTGAGCAGTTTGCCCTTCATTATTCTCGAATGTTATTTCAAGAAAATCCTTACCAGTAGGAGACTTCCTAGCCTCTACAGATTTAAGAAAGACATTTTCATTTATACCAGCAGGCATGTAAGAGCTTACAAACTCGTCGTTATTCGTAATAGCTGTATTTGTATTGTACATAATTTCTTATTTATTGAGTTATAACTTCTTAAAATAATAGGGATTAATCCTTGTAAACCTTATCCCAATAGGTTGTTATACTTCCATCATCATTACCAGTAGCAATGATAATATCTTGTCCTTTCAGATGCTTTGCACGAGCTTCTTTAACAGATCCATCTCCGCCTTTAAAGCTTATGTGAGTCTCATTTCCTTTACGATAAACAAGACCAACAGCATCTGATACCCCACACATGATTGCAGACAATTTACCAGCTAAGTCGAGTGCCATTTCTGACAACTCTTCTCCGTTGTTATTTATCTGTACATCTTTAACATGTCCTACGAGTATAAATTCATCACACAAGTCTTTAAACATGTCTATGACATTTCTAACAGCTTGTCTGATATACTGATAACCAGAACCGTTTGGAAGTGTTCTAACATCATCTCCTTTCCAGTTCTTACCCATAGGTGTCTTACGATATAGAGTAGCAGCATAACTTAAACACACCTCTTCGAGACGTGTAGCATTATCTATTGTGATATGTTTATAGAAATTATGCCCTACTTCTTGATTCTTAGCTCTAATGGCTTGAGCAGTCTCTCCTAAATCATTGATATTACGACATTGTACTGCCATAGCATCAATAAATGTAGATCCACCTTCTAAGTCTATAATCAAGTTATTATCTAACTGCGCCAATGCTGACGTCTTGCCAGACTTTGGGCGACCATAGAGTATTAAGAAATGCGGATTAACAGAGACTGCTGGAACTTTAGATGTAGGTAATTCAATCATTAACTTATAGTTTTAGATTATTTGTTTATCTTAATATTAACATTAGCACCATTTGTGTAGATGTCAATAATAAGTTTCTTCTTTGGCGCACTTAATGTGTTCAAGAAATTAATATCGTTAAACTTACTATAAGAGTAAATATCACGATCAATCTGAACCTCATCATCGTAGAAGATGATAGATGAGCCATTTGAAAGCTTATAAATCTTGCCAATCTCGAATGGGAAGTAATTCATCTTACCATAATTAGCAAGGAAAATTGCTGCCTCATTAAACTCGTTATCCTTCAGAGAGGCAGTACTAGCAGTGAAAATCTTCGCATCTTCTTCCTTGAGCTTATATTCCTTCAAATACGAATTCGTATCCTCTAGATTAGTAAGAATAATGTCATCAAGAATCTTAGAATAGTCTGTGGGCTTATTCTTCTTAAAGAAAGAAAATGTGAAAAACTTATTGGTATTATTATTGCTAGTGTTAAAAGTATATGTCTTCATAAAATTTCAGCCTTAAATTGTTATAAAAAAAGACGCATCATACTTCGATCAGATTATTAAACGCTAGGTCGTTCTCGAATTCAAGTATACATGGTTTACCTGCATCTCTATTTTTTAGCATGTGTATGTATACTTTATTAGAAGTAGGCAAATGATTAGGACCATATTCTTGGATGTTCAATATCTCTGGCCTATGTATTACGCAAACGTAATCGCTTGCTTGAAATATCGCGTCTGATGATGATAAGTCACTTCTCATAGGATAATGACTCATCGAATTGTTTATTCTTTCAGAAGACTCTATGTTTCTATTCATCTGTGCTAGCTGTATAATGCTAGTCATAGGTAATTTCTTTACCTGGATGAATACTCTTTCTAACTCACTTATAGTTTCTAGTACAGAACCTATTTGTTTTGTTAGTAGAGCGTGATCGTATACAATAATAAAATGTTTGTTTGTACCTTTCACATACGTTTCATAGAACTGCATTATAATATCTTTAACTTGCGTGGGAGTAGTTGGACTATCTACAAAATAGATAGGATACTCCTTTAGCTTGTTGGTAACCGATACGACCATTCTGAAGGTATTGTCGTCTAGGTCCTTTTCAGAACTATACAGCGCCGAAGTCGTTTTCCTAAGCTTATTAGATAACGTCCTTCCAACTTGCCTAAAACCAACCATTTCTAATGAAAAGTTAAGAACTATGATGTCTTCTGATTCATTTAAATCAATCACGTCTGTGGTAATTAAGTTCGCAAATGAACTTTTACCGCTTCCAGAGATGCCTGCAACAGTTAAAACAGTATTTGGTTCTATTCCACCCATACACTGCTTATTAAACTTGTTCCACCTTGTTTTTAGACTGACTATTTTATGTTCTCGTCTGCCTGCAATATAACGAACAGCTTCATTAGCAACTACAGACATAGGACGTATCAAATTAGATAAGTTCTGTTCCATATGCTGCATTATTTACTGTTGTCTGTTCGTCTTTCATCTCTTCTTCAATTTCTTCCCACTGATGGTCTTGTAACCATCTCCACATAGTCTTCATATATCCTAATTTACCCAGCTTAGATTTCTTCTCAAGTTCTTTAGCTAGGCAGTTGTTAATATGTTCAGCTTCGGTATAGCTTTTACTAACATATAGGTTATAAAGATTTCTGCATTTATTCTTATTTACCCTAAGATAGTCTTTAGTACCATCTGGGCGAATAGCATAAATTGGGTACATATCGTAAAACTGATCAAAATAGCTACGATCTGGGGTGATATAAGCTTCAAGCTTATCAGTCTCTTGATATGTAATTGAATTCCCTCTCTTTATCGAGGTAATAAGTCCTTGTTCGATTAAGTATGATATTTCGTCGTCGCTAATTAGGCTGACAATTTTGCGGACGTCTTGATTATTAGATTTTTGATTCTTATCCAATACCATACTTAGGAAGACTAATTGATTTAAATTTAGTTTTTCTGGATAATCCAGAAGTTTTGTGTTTAATTCAATAATCATACTTTTATACTCTTAGGTTAACAAGTCTGATCGTCAAACAAACTCAACTGTACACTCTTTAGCTCGTTTATAATTTTACTGGCTTTAGAGATGTAATATTGGTAGTTTATATGACGATGCTCTATTGGCTTTTCGTCATAAGTGTTCAAGATAGTAACTCCTGATTCAGTTAATAAGTTCGTATCAGTATATTTTTTAACTGCATACTTATAGCCTTGATAGGAGAATTCAAAATCTCCATACTTTTCATTATATTTTCTCTTGAACAAATAATAATCGTTAGTAGATGCGTAAAACCTATTAATTCTCTGTACTTTCTCACTTCCGTGATATACTTCAAACTTTTTAGCTACACGCTGACCAATTACAAAGTCTTTTATATCTTTATCAGATTTTATAAACTCTTTAACTGGTTGGTTTGTAAGAAAATAGTTTATAACAGCCTTGGGAATTACGACTGGTGCTAATCCTTTCCCAAGTTTGGTCTCTGTTATAAACATTCCTTTCCTTTCTATCAATTCTGGGTTCTTGGATTCAGAATATCCCTTAATGATACCGAAATAATCATTAATTGCGTATTGATAAAACGCTTCATAATCATTGCTTTCAAACACAAGTTGTGTAATAGCTTCTACTTCGTGAATAGCTTCCTGAATTCTATTACGATTCTCTTCCTGAGCTACATACATAACACCATCTGTGTTAGCTTGTATAATCCTACAACCTAACTCCAGCAAACGTTCTATTAACATAAGTAAGATCAACTGTCCGTTGATTCTTATTCGGAAGACGTTAAATGGATCGTATAACCAACTTGTATCTTCTTGCATTTTGCCTGTAACAGCATTAAGAGTAAGTTTTAGTGTCTTATCCTTAAGCTTGTTATGATTATGTTTTGCATTAATTCTGTCGTCATAGACTTCAGTGTAGACCTGCAAAAATTCTTTTCCTAGATGACTTGGAGTAAGGTTGTATTTAATTAACAACGAAGGGTACATAGACGCCACATCACTGTGCCCTATATACTCATTCTCATTAGGATGGAAGATTCCTGGTTTATTGATAGAATGTAATCCACCAACTCCAATAGAATAGCCTAGATTTGAGAGAACAAACTTCTTCTCATAGCCTTTGCGTTCATGTGAATCTACTATTTGTTTTTTCATATCTTCAAGAACGTCTTGTAATTTCGGATTTTTATATCGTATAAATGGAAATATCACATCTTTCAAAGCTATATCATCTGCAGGACTTTTCATTTCTTTTAAATCTTTATAAGAAATTCCAGTCTTATCGCAGTAAAACTTTGCTAGAATAGATTCTCCAATTTTTACACCATCTGATGATAAACATGGTATTCCATATTCATCTTCAATATACAAACGAAGTTTAACATCTTCTTCTAACCTATTCAATAGATCTGTAGTAGATTCAACATCGTTTATATTATATGCAATCATTTCATCAATATCAGAGTCTTCGATTGGTAGATCAAATGAACCTGAATATTCCTGAACGTTTTTATAGTGCATAGTTAATTGCATTTCCTTAAGACCTACTCTTAACTTTGAACTAAATTGCATAGTCAATAAGTCCATTGATGGGAATAAATTTGCATACTTCCATCTTTTGAACTTATCTATATCTCCATCTTCTGATCCTATTATACATTTAGATAACTTATATAATGAGCGGCATACTTCTAGACTGGTTCTACGACTCAATTGTCTACGAAGATCTATAATATAATTTAGTACCACGTCATCATAATGTTTGTTGTTGTAACCACAAAATATTATACCTTTAGAAATGAAAAAATCAACTAACTCGGTTAGCTGATTCTTTCTATTAGATATTTCAAAAAGTAATAACTCTTGTGTTTCTGTATCTTTACATGTACAATGAAAACAGTTTGGGAAAATCTCTATGTCGTATGTAACGACTTTAAAGTTTCGTATAAACATGGTTCAAAGACTCTAAGTTAATATTGTGGACTAGGTGGGATTCAAACGCACATTTCAACCTTATCAGTGTTGTGTTCTAATCAATTGAACTACTAGTCCGGAGATAGGAGAAAACAAAGCGTCAAATCTTTTAGTCTCTCCTATACAAGAAGTAAATAGTCAAATATTTCAACTTCTTCCAACGCTTTGTTAGTCATATACGCATTGATTTTGATACTCTGAGAGTATGTAAAGTCTATTACATAAACTGCATCTGGGCTCAAGCAACATCTTTAAAGCCATCGTGGTCTATGTAGGACTCGAACCTACAATCTTGAATGTATAAGATTCCTGCGCTAACCTATTGCGCCAACAGACCTTTTAAAGTGTTGGTGGGACGAAGGGTGTCACCACCAGCACTGTCTATGTTATTAAGCCGCGATTTTTGGTATAATTATTATACCTTGTTTACCATTTGGATCTTCAAGCCTTCCTCCTATAAGGTTCTTATTCTTCTTAGCTTCAATGTTTACAATCTTACAAGCTCTGTCCAAAATAACAGACTTTGTATCTAGATGCGTAACATTTGTTCCAAATAATTCTGTAGTTTTGTTTTTAACAAATCCTATAAATTTTGGGTATCCATCATCGTGTTGGCTATAACGTCCATAGACTTTTAGTTTGTGATACGTTGAGACAACAGAGTCTCGAAAACGTTCAAGAGCTTTATCTCGCTCTTCTTTCCAAGGATCAAGAAATTCTTTCTTAAATAAGTCTTTCTCATCACAAGGAGCTGGGTGTTTACGAACCCATTTCGTTAATTTATGTTGTACAACACTTTCCATAAACGCAGCTTTACCCATACGTTTAACAACTAAACGTTCGTTCATTACTTTTGTTTCTGAAGGAACTTTAAAGTTATTTACGCATTGACCCCAACTCATTGTACGCTCTTCATAATTCTTACACTTTCCTTTAGTAAGCATATACCAAGATTGTTTCTTTGAACGTCCACTGAAGTGAGTCTTAAGATATTCTTTACGTTTGTTCTTGATTGTGTTATATATAACGATAGGATCCATAAATCCTGGTTGCTTATTCTTCTCCATTTTGATAATGTTTTAAATATTTGCGTTCTAAGGCGTTATTTTTATCTCTGCGATAAATTGTCCTGGAAATATATTAAAACGTCTTAGATGGCCTCTAAATGACCTTAAATCGAAAGTATAGACAGCCTCGAACTGTCGCACTAATGCTGGTCCTTATACACCATATACTTGTACTGGTTTTATGCAGTTAGTTCAAGTTTGAACTTATCTGAAATATCATCAGTACATGTTATACTAGTATTGTCGTTAAACTCTTTGAGCATAGCGTCAAACTTATTTGCCTTCAACTGATTCTCTTTAATTAGAGAAGCAATTTTTGCTGACGTAAGAGATTCTGTCTTATCCATATGCTTCTTGCCTTTTGCAGCCTTCTCAGATGGATTGATAGTAGGAATCATCTTCAACTGTGCAATTAACTCCTTAGCTTCACCAGCTGCGAAAATAGCATAGTTATTCGTCTTCTTGAAATCTTCATAGTTAAAGTCTGTAATACCCATATTAAGATACATAAGCATACCCTTAATAATAATACGCTTCTCACTCATCTGGGTGATTTCATTATACAAACTTTTAATGTCATAACCAGAACCCTGGCCTGCTGCAATAGCCTTCTTAGCCATTACGTTTTCCGTACGAATAATCTTATAATACTTGCTAATTGTAGTATCAAGATTCTTACGGATGTTAATGATGTCTGCTGAATTCAACTTTATTGATTTATTCTTATTCATAATTAGATTTTGATTTAAATTAAAAACAACTAAAATATGAATTCGAGCTTAATCATTTGCCTAATTGCTCATAGCTTGGAATCGAACCAAGTATTTATAGTTGATCCGCGAGACGTGTCTCCCTCGGGAGAACACGCCTCAACTCCCTCGGGAGTATGGACAACCGTAAATAACCAAGTAATAAATGATCTCGTATCAGTTATCATATATCATCATTGGTCTCATTGAAAGCTCGTAGTGAGATACTTATCCCTCGGGATGTATCTCTATCTCCTCGGAGATATTACTTACATTTCACGAAAACCAACAAATCCATAATCTAATCCGATATTCAGGGGATCACCATTACTATCTATGAAAGGGATTGTTTTTTTAGTTCCATTGATATTGATTACTATTTCACGTGGCTTTTCTGACATACGGACCAAACCAGGACAGTCTTGGGCCGAACCCGGGCCTCCCTCGGGAGACAGAGCCTGTTGAAATCCTGCACTCTTCTGAGCAACGTGAGCCCAGCAATCATACAACCGATGGACAACATAGTCATATTCTTTAGTACGAACTGACTTCTTAACTACCTCAATAGATAAACCATTAAGGATAGCTTTATTGTTAAGGCCGCTTGACGAATCTACCAATGCGTCCCATACTTTTAAAGCAAAACTATCAAATGGAATTTTGTCCTGGCAGTTTAATAACTGATTCCACCAACGTATAGATGTTTTTCCAAGAACAATAGTACCATTATCTTGGATTGTACAAATCTTGTACTTTTCTGCATCGTCTGCGTTGTCAAGTATCTTGTTAGACACCTTGGGATCAGTCATTAATACCTGCATTAACAGTTTGCTTGCATCAGATACAAGCTTTTCCATATGCTTAGTCTTCTGTTATAGTTACAGATACATGCTCTACAGCTGCTGCACTTGCGCTCATCTCACGCTTGTATAAGTCAAGCTTCTGAACATTGTTAGCAATCGCATTGTTGAGTGCCTGAATCTCTTTATTAAGATCTTCTTTGAGACGCTCGATACGATTGATCTCAGTCTGGTTAGCTGCATTACACTGCTTAACCAGCTTCTCTACATCAGAGAAGATAATACTTGTGTCACCACGAAGAGCCTTACTTACAGCATCTTCTGACACCTGACCAACTTTAGACAAGTCTGGAGAAATTGGCATTGCAACTTCACTAGCCTTATCACCCTTGTTAATATACACTACTGGAGCACCAGAAATGTCATTACCAAGAGAAACACTTGTTACATCATATCCCTTTACGATGTAGCGCTTTGTAGAACGATTGGTGGTAAGTTCAACATTACCTCCAGCCTCTACTTCGCTCTTCTTAGTGTCGAAGTCAACTGTGTTCTGACGAGCCTCTGGGCGATAATACTGGCAGCCAAAGTTGGCTCCTACAATAGAAAGAGATTTACGATTGTTTGCTACTACTGATGGTTTTACTGTTTCCATAATTTTTCATCCTTTTTGACATCGTTTTTGATAAACCAACGATGAAAATTAATAATATTTTATTGCTGTTTACAGCTTTTTAAAAGAAAACATTCTTGCCTCGCTGGGTCTGAATGTCATGAATAAATCAACTTCAATGGCTGTGCTAATGGGAAGCCCGCTTCCAACTCTAACTGTTACACTTCTATATTCCTTTAAATGAAGCTCAACTCATGTAACGGGAATCCAACGGTAGGATTATCTTAGCCCATCATTAGAATTGCTATCTTAAGCTTTGAATGTTGAATGTTGCACACTCAAGTGCCGAGATTTATTTTATTCATTGTTTAATTCTAATAAACAATATGTGAAGTATACTGTTCTGCATCCGTCAAAGTCTCTGATGATTCAGGATTCGCGGAGGGTTACAGTGCTGAGATACAGATGTAAGTTTCCACATATATATAATCCACAAAAACTTTGGTAATTTCTTCTCGTACTTTCCACATACTTAAAAATAATTACCGCGTACTATTATCTTCGTTATAGGTATTACTACCTAACCGCCAGTTATACTTCTGACGAGACCCTATGCTCCTCCCATAGGTTCCATACTCAAGAGATACGTGCGTGTGTATCTATTACGCTTGGAGTTCACGTTTCATTATCGGACCATCTCACCTTCAAGGGGATCACAGATGCTACGGCTGTTTTTGATATTGGATTTTGCTTCCTCATTTGTTTTTAATCTCTCATTTCTTCGAGAAAGTGCACGAATACTTGGGAATTTAACCCTATCATTACCCTTGTCACCCACAACATCCTTTTTAGTATATCGAGACAGGATATACTAATGAGTCACTAACTCCCTGTTCTTATTGCAAGAACGTACTTAAGTTCTGTTGCTGCCCATCAGTTTACTGATAACTGCTCTATAAATCTATAAGGATTTGCTGTCCTACTTCAATACCGCCCGTTGCTACCTATTAGTAGTTACGTTCGGCGACTCAAGCTCAAGACGGAATCGTATAGTTTATTCTGCATAATTTTTTCAAAGTCACGGTTGGCACTCGGATTTCCGACTCGATTTCTTTCTTACAACGAAAGGGGTATATCTATCGGGGGACATCCATTTTTGTTAAACATGTTAATTTTTCTCAACTCTCTTTTCTTAATACTTATCTATAGCTAGAATACTTATTCATGTACAATATACCAGCTTACTACTCTGTAGAGACTATACAATATTATAAATATAATGCAAAGTACTAATACTTGTAGTTATAGAAGGTTGACGGATCTTTCATCGCCATTGGTAATATGACGTTCGGAATCAGGTCTACCTAAATAAAGTTCGTTCTCAGTATCGCCTCTGAGTGCGGCCTTTGATTGTCACGTAATCATCGCGTAGTGGAATCGTTTTTATCGACACTCCAAATATACACACTTATATCTTCACCCCGCCTAAAGGGCTGTTATACACTAAATCAGACTTTGTCCGCGGCCTCGTTTCGCGTAGCATTTCTGCATTCAAGGTTTGCCCTACCCTGCTAGTCATTTTACTTTTATATCCCGCATAAACGACTAAAGCCTGGCGGTCGTACTTCGTAGTATATCAGACGTTTTACCCCATCCCCGGACCCTAAGGTGGCCCAAAAGGTGACTGAATCGAACAGTCGGGACTTACATAGTCAGCATAGTTACGGTATACTTCGTGAGTATTACTCTTCACGATATTGTTATACTCCATACATTTATTCACTCTTTCATACTCTACTTTGGTTGCAGAGGAACACTAAGCTCGGCATTTCGTCGATACTTTATATAATAAGATTTGGCCTTGCCTTCATATGACCATACCATGTATCATATTCTTCGGGGTTCTATATTATATTTCAGCTCGTGTAACGTTCTTGTATACATAAGTATCATAGCATACATTTCCGATACGGCATCAAGTTCTGTGTGATTATCAACTCACAACTTACGCGTCTTCTTGTATATCCATCACCAGACGGTTCTCATTTCAATACAAATAGGGTTTGATACTACGCTCACCCTAATACAAATAAGTTTTTCACGCTTAAATGTCTTCCATCCTATCTTTTGGGTTTCTCACACTTTGAGAGTGCTAACATATTTTTGGATCAAGTTACTCGTTTCTAAGACTAATGAGATCTTATATGAAACTAATACACTACTCCTACATACTAAGCGCAGAGCTTACAATATGTAGGAGACCGACTAATATACGGCATTATGCTTGGTTCTTTTATTTTGATGCTACTTCTGTAGAATCATGGGAGGTTTCCCAACTCCCCTTCGGTATTTTTAAACTAAAAGCTGGGAGATACGGATTCTCAACTTTAGTCTTAGTACGAACCTTTACAACGTACTTAAGTTTTGTTGTTGTCACTTGGACTGTATCGTGTTTTGTATTATTAACAAACACTGTGTCCTTTTTGGCTTTCTCTTCAGTATTACTCTGATTAAGAAATAACGGAGCTGATACTTTTGGCATCGGATCCGCAAACGCTACAGCATTTCCAGGTAACTGCGGCGCTTCTGATTTACTTACAGCAAGACAAATGCCACTAAGAGCAAATGCCATGCTGCAAAGAATCGTTGTTAATCGTTTCATCTTTGATAGATTTATTCGCCTTTTAAAGCTTTGTAAGCCTTACTAATTCGACTACCAACTTCGCGAATTTTTTCTTTGGTAGCCTCTACTAGTTTTTTGACTCTTCAGCTTCTTTTGGCTCTTCTTCCTTAGCCTCTTCAGTCTTAGCTGCTTCCTTCTCAGTTGCCTCTAGCTCTTCCTTAGACATGAACTGAAGCTCTGGAATCTCTGATGGCTTATAGTTAACCATCTGACAAAGAGGATCACGGAACAAGTTTGTTATAACTCCAGCCTGCATCTTCATATTGTTGACGAGACTGTCTTGCTTAACACCGTGAAGATCTACACCGCGATAAAGACTCTCGCGCAATGACTTAAAGATCTTCATTGCTGTAGCATCCTTTTCTTTGCACTTGTCTAAGAATGACTCAACTACATCGTCATCAGGGCTGATTACATACTTGATTGTTACATCAAATACTTCAAGATTATGCTTGAGAGTCTCAAGACGCTCTTCCTGATCCTTGATTGCTGTTTCATTCTTCTTTTCGTCTTTCTTGAGAACTTCGAGATTCTTCTCTACAGCCTCAATAGACTTCTTTGTTTCGGCCTTCTTAATGTTAGCCTTCCAAATGATGATCTCTCGTACGACGTCAGCTATAAACTGATCATCATAGTCACACTTTCCGGTCTTGCGATCAGTAACTGTGTTCTTGAGATGACAGAAGGCTGATATTGGAGACTTAGACGTAGAGGTAACGGTGTACAGAAAGGAGCCAATACCATTCATTACGATAGGAGCTTCCCCCACTAGCTCAATAACACCATGCAATAGCTGGATGCGAGTCATGCCCTTGGTGGCGTCGGCTTTCTCTTTCTCCAAATATGCTGCGTACAAGCTAATAGCTTTCTGAACGTTCTCCAGATAGTTCTGACGCTCTGACAAGAAGAATAACAAGCTCTTGCGCAACTGAAGCTTGTTCTCAATCTTATCTACATCTACTTCTGGGCCGTTGTCCAAAACTTCTTTCTCCTCCTTCAACTTCTTCTTAGTTTCCGCTGAGACTTTCACGTTCTCTTGCGTAATAGTTACATTACCGTTCTTGTCTGGAGCAGGCAAGGACTTAAGATTGATTGTAACACCAATCTCTTTTGCAACTTCTGCCATGTTCTCAAGTACCGTAGGACGCATTGTACGAGACCATGGGGTATCAGCTAGAGCAACTTCTTGAGCAAACATTGTCATTACACCAATGGCTGTACACTTGTCCATTGTTTCAGCTACTTCCTTCTTAATACCATAACGCTTTGCGGCATCATCAGTATCGTGGAAATAACTGTGGCTAAGTGAAAGCAAGTCTACTGTACGATTAGGATCAAGACCACGAGCTGTAGCCTTCTTTACTTCTTCTGTAAACTCGTTCATTGGATTAGCTGGTGTCTGAACCTCTTCTACTTTAGGTTCTTCTACATTCTCCTCTTCTTTGGTCTCCACTTTTGGAGCTTCTACCTGAGGAGCCTTGTTTGCCTTATTGTTCTCTACTGGTTTTGTTTGTGACTTCTTTGAAGCCTTTTGTTTCTTACTCATTTTGATAATGATTTAAAAAGTTATTTACTTGCGAAATATCGCGTTAATAAAAATCTGGGTTATGTCATGTAATGTCATGACGTGTCGAAAAATGTAAACATAATTGTGGTGGTTTTAAAGGTGAGTAAACTATTCCGCTATTAATTAGCGGACTATTGAAACTCTGCAAAGATAATTCAGGTATGTTTGAATCCTTACTCACAGGTTTTAGCTTATCGCTTATTGTGCCTCCTAACATAACATCTGCCAAAGGAATAATTCCTGATGCGTTATTCGGCGCCTGTGTGGGACATACCTGAGTGATTCTTTGCTTAGTTTCCTTAGAGCTGTGTGAAGATTTCACAACAACTGTAGCTACTGCAAAACTACCAACAAATGATACAAGCAGTACCCAGAATAACTTATTGCTCTCATTGTACCGACCGATACACAAGATAATAAGAATTCCAAGGAAAAACCAAAGTAAGTCCATTTTAATTTTGTTTAAACGATTTTTTAATTTGCTTACGAGTCCTTGATAAAATCGACTTAATAGTTCCAGTGGGGATTCTCAAAGCTTCACTAATTTGTACAACAGTCATATTATTCACATAAAATAGTTCAAGAATCTGCTTCATATGAGCAGGGAATTTTTCAAATTCTTCGAGTATTCTTTCGTATGCAAGACGATTGACAAGATCATCTTCATCGGAAGATATAGAGGAAGCAAGCGATAGTCTTTCACTTTCTTCTCCTACAGGTTTCGCGTGGTTCTTGATACTACGTAAGTAATCGATTGCTGTACGATTGGTTAAAATTCTCAGCCATCCTCCAAAAGAGTCATAGTCTGTGAATTGAGAGAGTTTTTCATAAACTTTTAAGAACACAATGTTAGTTATGTCCTTAGCTTCATCTTTATCTTTGAGATAGTAGTACAATATTGTATCTACAAATCCCTTGTAACGATGAAAAAGTTTATTAAACGCTGATATATTACCAGCTTGTGCACTTTTGATAATCTCCACCTCCTCTGGGGTAATGCGTGGATTTTTCAAAACAAAATAACTATTTATTAGCGTGTCACTCGCATTGTGGATATAGTTTGACCACAATAGGAGCTATAGACCAACCCAATGATCTATAGCTAAAAAGGTAATTCTTTAAGCATTTCAGCACAAAAATCTTCCCTAATTTTTCGTACGACTTGATCGTGAATTTGTATCTTTAGATCTTTTTCAATACAACACTTATTAAGCATACCCGTTGATATTCTTATCAATACATCTAATGTAATATAAGTTAGGCTGTTTAATTTTAATATTATATTTTCATATATCCAAAGAAATAATTCATCCACATCAGGATGACTAATTAGCCACTCTCTGTCAAATCTATATTCTGGTATTGTTACACCAGTTTTCCATATGGGAAATGTTATGTCATGGCCATAAACTTCTATACCATAACCGCTTTGTGCTGAAACAAATAACCTTTTTGTACGTGGAAAATACTTGTTCATTTTTTCAAGTAATTTACGATGAATACTGCTAGTTTACTTTTTGTAGGTTCGCTAACAGTTCTTAGGTAACTAGAAGAAAGCTCTTCGATAAACTCCTTTTCAGTTCTACCTAGTGAGAGATTAATTTTCCAAGCATTTTCAATAAATGGAAAATAGTGTTTAAAGAAATTGATCCAACCAATAACTGGTTTAAGTCTATTTCTTTCTTCTTCAGTAATCCAACTCCAGTCTACACTATCCTCAAACTTAAATACACGTTCTTTTGAAGACAATCCAAGAACTATGCGAGTAGCATTATAACGATCTTGCTTGTCTGAAAATAAGTTTATTTGAGAATTATAAACGTGATTTAACCAAAGCTCTTTGACACGGCACCATTTTAGTGCTATATCTGCGTATACAGGTAATCTGTTACGGAGCATTTCTTTATAACCTGTCTTCATAATTGTGGAGGAGGTGGGAATCGAACCCACGTACAGTTGCAAAAAGTTATCTAAAAACGGATTAATAATTAAGTTAAATTAAAATTCATTTTATTTCCTTTCTCCCCCAAATCTAGACCACTTTGGTAGGTCTCGCATCCACCTGACTTTTACTTACGCTACGCAAGTATAGTCAACAACATTAAAGTTGCCATTTGAATTTATACAGTATCCTTCCTAACTTAATAGGTGTATTTACTTCCACGCCAATCAAAACCATACAGCCCCATGGTAGGAGGGTTGATCTACGTACTGCTCTATTAAGAGTCCTCTTACAAGATTCTCCTCCTCTCTATGCATTTATAGTGGAGCTGGTGGGAGTCGAACCCACGTCTTGGTCGTATACCTCATACGGATATGTTTTTCTTAGTGAATCTTTAGATGATCAATTCTAAAGACTCTAAATAAGGCTATTTCTATGCGTTCTAAGGCGTTCTAACGCATCTTGTGGGTAGCTAATCCACTCGACTTGTTTAAACGTCTTAAAACGCTTGTAATGGCCTTTACAAATATGCTTCATATAGCTGGTTCAAGACTCTTGTATATTTAGCATGTATCTGTTTTTGATACACAATACAGTGTTTACGTACCTCTCCAATGAGGATTCCTTAGTAAGAGCACCGACTCTATGGTTCGCATATTGTAATTGTTTGATCATAACGGACATATTATACAGCGTGTCCTCGCAGTTTGTGTTGCACGTGGCTCAAAGGCTCTAGTGTCTGTGTTAATTCACAGAATGGCGTTCTCTTTTTGTACCCACTCGTACCTGCTTGAACTAGCTTCATCTCCTTATTAGACTGGCTCATGGCTCGGCTAACCCAACACTAATTGTGTATTCTAGGGATATTAATCCCACCAATACGAGTAGCGACCTTCAAAGCTATTCTGTAGCTCGGTCAACTCCTCATCAAGGATACGATTGCTGTCACGTTGTTCTTTGCGACATGTCTCCTTGAGTTCAGCACGCTTCTTCTTGTAATCAGTAGGCGTGATCTTTCCAGCAAGAGCATCATCCAAAACCTTCTTAGTCTCAGACAGATATGCCTTAGTAGCTTTTTCCTCACGACGACGTGCACGAAGTTCAAGAAGAGCCTTAATGTTGTTGTACTTAGCAACACAAATCATGTCCATAGCGTCTTTCTTCTGCTTCTCGTCCTTCTGCTTCTCGATCTCTGCGATTGCAGCCTGAACGTTAGACTCTTTGAGCATGTTTCCGCTCTTAATTTGCTCCATTACGTTGTCCTCGGTTGTTGCTACTTCTGTAGCTGCTTTCTTTGTTTCTTTTGCCATTTTGATAATGATTTTAAAAATTAATATTATGTTAACAGATTACTAACACACAATGTAGTTTGTAATCTTTAAAATAGCCGATTCTGGCCTACCCATCTTTACACACTCTGCATCTACAGGAACAAAATTATGTCCTTTAGAGAGCCTAATTAAAGCTCTTTTAGCGCTTTCTGCTTCTTCTTTTGTATTATACAGAGATGTAAATAATAAGTCTTTTTTGTTACCATGTGAGTTTCTACTCCAACCTTCAACTTTATACATCTTCTTCGTAGAATTTCGTTTTGTACTTTGGGCGTTTATATGGCCTAGCATTTACATGTTTGGCCCGCTCAGTTCTTTCACTCTCTTCTCTGATCACCTTATGATGATCATCGTAACGTTTTGCCATTTTAGATCAATGTTACAACAGATTGTATAGCTGTTAGATGTTGTAGTGTAAAACCATACTTCAATGCTAACTCAGCACTTACCTCTTCTTTACATAAGATTCTCAGCGCTATTCTTGTTTCAGGGTTAAGAACTTCTCTGTTCTTGGCTAGATGAATACCAAATAAGATTGGATTCTGCCAAACCTTCTTTCCGTATAAACCAGAAAGATAAATAAGAGACTGTTCTACTGGACTCTTTTCAACTACTTCCTTAAACACGATAGTATTGTCTACTTTTGACTTAGCCAAAGTAGCAGCAATATCATCTTGATCAAGAATAGAAATTGAAACATTCTCTTCTCTTGTAACTCCTTCCTTACGAAGAAGTTGAGCAAGTTTTACTACAGATTTTTCCTGAATTTTGTTACCATCATACAGTATTACAATAGCTCTTGTATCCATACTACTTTCCTCCTAATGTATCTGGTAACGCAGTACTCGGATCATCGCCATAATCTTCAGGATCACCTTCTGTACACTTCGGCAAATTATCATACACCTTTCGGTTAGATATGTATTCCTGACATACATCTTTAATGGTAAATACTGCTTTGGAGTTACTTTGTCGTTGTAGTACATGAACAATCGCCTTAAGCGTACTCTGTGGTAAGTTTACAAATAAAGTTTCATACTCCCTTTCGGATAGTAATTGGTTCTGTACCAAAACAGCATCGTCTTCATTAGAGATCTTTGGGTTGTGGTACTCTTCAATGAGACCAACAACAAACGCCGAGTCTGAATGTTTTAGTTTCTGTTGTACACTCTCATGGTCGCAGCTTGTTAGGCTATAGCCGAGGAAAGCTACAAATAACAGCGTTGCTGCTGTCATAATCCCCTTAATCCATTTTCCCATTTTGATAATGTTTATTGGATTTAACATAAATTAATTGCCCAGTTTTTAAAGAACTTGGAATAAACTTGTAGTAGTCTCATGGAGAATCGAACTCCAATTGCAAGAATGAAAATCTTGTGTCCTAACCGTTAGACGATGAGACCATAATATACACTATCTTCACAGACCATGTATATCACAAAAATAATAAAACTTGACAGTCTAGAATCTTTATAGACAAGAATCATTGTGATCCCAATGGGACTCGAACCCATGACTCCAACATTAAAAGTGTTGTGCTCTACCAACTGAGCTATAAGATCAAATATACACTCACTTTCACAAGTAAGTGCATAGACGATAATCGCTATTATCTATTAGTGATGTAATTCTAAGAATGTTGTTTCACAACAACTAAGATGAACATTAACTAAACTAAATAAATATTAACAATTTAAATTACAACAAAAAAGTGAATTGATATGTGTAGCGTGTGAAGTATTCGATACTTAGCTTCGCGCTCTTGATAAGCACACGCTTAAATGTACATCCCCTCTGTATCTTTCATTCTGGACTTGGGACCAGCCGTACCTCCTCGTGGCCTTTGAGGCTGTAGGTTACATTAGATGTACATGTGGGGCGTTAGTTTGATACTAACACTCCACACTATAGTTGTTTATACCTTCTTGAAAATTATACATTTGTATCTACAATCCATTTTAGCCTTACCAGTCTTACCATCTATAATACCTAGACAGCTAAATGGATTATCGAAAGCGCACCCTTCACAGCCATTCTTTGCTTTATAGGCTCTATATACAATGTTGCCTATTGTGCAAAACTGACCAGGTTTAGGCGTTTTCACCGAATAATTTCTTGTTTATCATGTATCTGATGTAGAATATTCTTTTAATTAGCGTTCCGTTTGCGCTTTCTTTTATTACCTTTTCGGCTGTTACTTTCTGAACGTCAGCTAATTCTACATAAATACGCCTACCACTTTTAGTGTATAGTTTAACAATGTTAGCTTTACCAATATCAAATAACACTTTTAACCACTCCCATGCCGGAATAAGTTTATGTTTTAAGATATAGTCACCTCTTTTAATTCGATCAAATTCTTCTTCTGATATTTTTAATGTATAAATTTCCTTCTTTTCAAAGTCTTTTATCTTGTATGTTAAATACACACCATGAGCTGATATGCATTCAAATGTGTCTCCATACACACTTGTTACAAGCATCGGTACTACAATGACGGCGCGGTTTTCTTTATTGATAACCACGTCGCCTTTCTTGAAAGGACGTCTCATCGTTTCACAGTTATTATAGTTTTAATTCTAATAATACCGCTTATTGCGCCATTTCGTAATTTGATACCTAATTGGGCAGGAATCCCATAGGATTTACATGTTTGTATGTAATCAAACGTACTTTGTGACACATTGATGAGTTCGTTCAAGTTATGCTTAGGATCTTTATATACTGCAAAGATATGTACTTTACCAGTCTTTTCGTTAGGCACTTGTACATACTTCTGAATACATGCTTGATCGCACACAACTGTATCATATACAGCTTTTTGCTGTACTTTTTGAGCACTACATTTTGTAGCTACTCCAAACATAAGTAATAACACAAACAATATGATAATTATGTTTTCAAACATGTTGTTATTGTTATCACTATTATAACTTAGTACTCCCATTTTGATAATTTTAGAGTTTTATTTACTTGTGTCAGACTTAGCACTAACACTTGCTTCTAATATCTTTATTATGGATTCTGCAGCTTCTTTCTGTCTCTCCATAACAAAAACAGTATCTTGGATGTATTTGTGAGCTTTCGCAGTTACCATTCTAGCCCCATTTAGTTTGAAATCAGAACCTTGTCCACTCCATTTATACATAAGACTAGAGATGCAATATACACTATCTCTATCTGATGCTTTATACTTCTCCAAGACATATTTTAGAGATCGTTCTAAAGACTTACTATTCTCTATAACTCTTGCTATATCTTTATTGAAAATAATATCAGTCTCTATAACTTTATATACTCCAAAGCTTCTAATTGAAGAATTCCATACTGCGACTTTATCCATAGTAGTTATTTAACTATTAACCAAACACCTTCTAACTTTGAGTTATAATTCTTTAGATTATTTCTAAATTCTGTTGTTAGAATGGTTATTTCATTCTTAGTTAGTTCTTTTGCTACAAGAATACTAGCTCCTCCAGATTTAAAGAATAATCTAAACCTTGGATTACCAACAGAATCAACAGCGGCTTTGTCTTTCCGCTGCTGAAACTGTTGATTTTGTATATGGACTTTAGTTTTCTTCTGTTTCTGAACCATATATCGCCTTGTTAATATCGTGTATCTTAATATACTGGCCAGTAATGTCAGCATTAAGACCAGCAAGGATAAGAGATGTAGCTTCTCTTTTGAGAATAGCCTTTACAGCTTTATTCTGCATCTCTGCTAACTCGTCAATTTCTTCAAGATCAGTTGCTTTGATTTCTTGAGCTGTTACTACGGCCATCTTTCTGAAACCTTTATCACCGCAAGGATTGTCCTTGATCTCGAAACTGCTGAATGATGGGCATTCTTTCAAGATAGATTTATTCTTGTAAGAACTACAGTTTTCAAACTTTTCTGCTAAATTATCAGGGATAGCGATAGCGATTACTACTACAAGACCGTCTTTTGTGTTCTTTAAAATTTTCATTTTGATAATGATTTTAATTGTTAGTTGTTTTGTACGAGACTAAGCACTCATACTTGCTTTTATTTGTCCAAGAATCTTTCTAGCGTATTTACGTTGAATGCTAATATTAGCTATTCTTCTCTTTATATCTTCTATTTTATAAGAAGTTTTAAGAGAAATCTTAGCATAATAATAAGCTAAATTAGAAGGTGCCCAATATAACACAGTAGAATAGTTTATCAAAGCATCTTTAGAATTTGCTTTATACATATCTATTACTGTATTTACATTGTATCTTAGTCTTTCGCTTGTTTTCATCTTAGAAGTTTCTTCTATTGACAAATATATATTTGTAGTTACTGTATAAGAATCTGTGAACATATTTAAGTTTGTTCTAAGTCTTCCTGTTTTGGAATACTTAAATGACTCTATAGCTGCAATAATTCTTCGCATATATATAATTTGCCTGTAGATGAATTTTTCTCGATTTTTCAAATCTACGTTATCAAAATAGACGAATAATTCGATATATTGTATGTATCTTTGATTATTTTCGTCCGTTTCAAACCATATTTTTGAATAATCTTGAATTGCCGTAGATAGACTAAATTGATAATCTAAGATTAGCTCATTAATTTCATTTATTATGAATTTGTTACCTTCAAAGATTCTAGCTTCTTCTCTTGTGAAAGTTACCTTTGACCAAATGTTGAAGATTCTATTAAAAACCCTAGAAGTTGTATCAAATAACTTTGTACCTTCTTGAGTTCTTAAATAAGTAGTCTGATTCATATTACATACTACTAAACGATTTCAAAATCTGTTTTACAGCAACTGCATATGCAGCTTCGAGAGATTCAAAGGATTCTAGTACATATTTATAAACTATCCTCCTATTACGCGTCATACAAATAATTGGCTTAAACACAATCTTTTCTTCTTTGTCGACATCATAATTCATTAGAACAACTGTACCTTTACGCTTGAATAAAAATTCAATAGCTTGGTGTGATGTTGGCATAGCAACAAATTGTGAACCTTTTTCATTCCAGCTGCTTGTTGAAGATGGAACTACGGGAACTTTACTAATGTAATAACCATTAGTTTCTCCTTTATAGCCTAATTTCTTCAACAATACACAGTCTGGATAGCTTAACCTACTCTGCTCCATCTAACAATCCTATTGGTCGTCCACGATGCTCTGCTAGAAATCTAGCTGATGCTTCGTCAAGTGGAAGTATGTCTGAAAGTTGATCGTTTTTGTCAAAGAACAATGTGTAGTCTCCAACTTGCAAGAACTTCTTTCCTCCTTGGTAGTTGAATGGATGACCAAAGAACTCTCGTTCTTCTCTCCTCGACATCCAAGTTTTCGTCTTGAAACGCTTAACTTTGACATATTTGTCTTTTTCTGGATCATAAACGTGATTGATTACTTGGTGTTTAGCTAAAGAATGGCTTTTCTTTCTAGCTGCAATATCTGCATACTTCAAGAACTCTGAATAATCTACTTTCTCCATATCTGTTATAGTTTAGAGATTATAGAATCAAAGGACTCATTCGTTTCAAAATCACTACCGTCATCTGTTTCGATGTGAACAATGTCTTCATCATCGTCATCTTCATAGACTGAGGCGATAGTTGACTTCCTAATAGCTACTTTTCCAAATAATGTTTTAAATACTAAGAAATCATTCATAACATTACCTTTGTGCTAGGATTTTATTTAATGCACATATTCTTACTTTCGTAAGCACTCCAGACAGTTCCTATAAGTGTTACTATTATTCACACAGGGGCTGACAACAAAAGGGGGACTATTGTAGAACTGTAATAAATTACAGACACTCCTAGTCCAAAGTCTTTTATTATAGATAAGAACAGAACATGCGTTTTACGCCACAAAGATCTTAGTAGTAGTCGTGTTCCTACTAAGATAAGAATTGGCGTCCTCAACGACTTGGAAATACACTAGTCCATAGGGTTACTATGCAAACTAGTGTATATTTTGTATTGCTTTTCTTTTTAACTAGTGATTAATTGCTTTTTTCATCTAACACATTCGTCACCGCTCTGTAGGCGTCTAAATAATTAGAACCACAATCAGTCTCAAGAACTGGATCATCTTCCTCCATTACGCTGTCTAACAGAGATTCTGTAGCTTTGTAATAGTTATAGTACTTATGATTTAGATCTTGAGTACGTTTTTGTAGTTGTATTCTCTCAAAATCATTATCATCTACTACGTGGAGATTAGCACACCTAAATAGTAATACTATTGCTAGCATACCTAGACAGAAAGAGATAAATGAATAAACAGCTTTCTCACTTCCTAATACGTTTAATAACTTTACCATAGTTTTGTTGTTTTAATTGTTAAAATAGAAGGCGCTCCTGGAGTCGAACCAGCCGCATGTTGTATTAACATACGTTTCTCCGTTACAGATGAGCGCCCAACAGCTACTATTGTAGCGATTAACTATAAGTGCGGTATTTGCACTACCGCACCCCCAAGTACGGGATTTGTTAAAAGGGTTCAAACATTTGTGTACTTCCTCCTGTCCGAATCTAATCGCTATATTTCCTTGCATTTCGCGACATGCATGAAAACGCAATTTTGCATTAATGATGCTAACATCAATGCCCCATCCATATTATCATGGTGCAAACATGAATAATATGTGGATAGCTATACGTATTAATACGTACCCGTGGTTTGCCTTCACCAGGAATAGGGAGCTACCCTTTAATTGACATTCTCTTGTATGAGAATGTATATTCTACATCTTTTTTGTATTATGAATATAGAAATATAGGATAATCTATGTAATGTTCCTATGTCAATGATTTGATTTAATGTACAAAACGCCATTTATTAACCCACCGACTACCGAAGTAGTCGATGAGTTTTGTTTTAGCGCATACGCCTTGAAGAGTTGCCCCGTTGTGGCTTTTCCTCGTGTGAGATGCTGCCAAATTCAAGCGCACCGCTCTCAATGTCACGGGCAAGTCGGTTAACCATCCTTGTACGGCTGCTTTCTTCGTCAACATTGCTACCGATATAAGGGTCAGAAAGTGAAGAGTATTCTCTTTCACCATTGTTAACGCTTGTTTCACCGTCGTTATTTAGCTCGGAAATGTCCCAACTAAATACGGTGAATGTAGCTTGCTTGCCCTCAATGGCTGCCTTTGCAGCTTTCAAGGCGGCTGACTCGTTTGCGCCCATATCAGTTATATCTATTATAACCGAATAGGTTTGATTACCTGACCTCGATGCAAGCATGGCTGTAATATCGTCCTCGTCACTCTCTATTGAAGAGTTAAAAGTAAAGACGATACGAGCGCGCACAACGTTGTTTGCCTCGTTGTAGTCTGCTAATGCGTCGGGTATCTCTACCGCTGTAACTAATGCTTTTCCTTGTTTCTTTCTCATAATTGTAAGTGTAAAGAATTTTGACAAACGTGCATAAACACGTAGGGGGTGTTTCCCTCCGATAAAAGATAGAGGGGAGTGATTCTTTGCTGTTTCGTGTGTTTGTATTCATAATACAGTTTTAAAATAATAAAAATTTATTTCTCACAGTTCTGGAGGCTGGGAAGTCCAATATCAAGGTGCCAGCACCTGGTCCTTCCAAGCTGCGAGTAAAGAAATAATTTGGATAGATTTACCTAGCCCCATTTCATCTGCTAGTAGGCCACCTAGATGATTTTCTTTGAGTGCATAGAGCCAACGGAAACCTTTTTTCTGATATGGTCGTAAAATTGGTTCAATTTCCTGGGGAATAGTGTATTCAATATCTTCGATATCTTTCATATTGCGGATGAGACGTCTGAAGTTTTCCTCTGCTTGGATATCCAAGATAGAAGTCTTTGATAATTGATCGAGGT